GATGGCGGGCTGTACCGCTCCCGATCAATCGATATTCGCCTGACCAGCAACATACCGCTGCGCGGGACGACGGCGAACATATCGCTTGTTACGGCGGGCCAATTGCAGCCGGGGATGGATTTCTCCATCGGAGAACGAATGTACCGCATCCGCACAGTGCAGATGACAGGCGAGAACACGGCTACCATCACATTCCGTCCTCCGGCCCGCGAAGCCGCGCCAGCTGGTAGCGAGATGGAGTTCGACTATCCAGTGTGCAGGATGCGCCTGGCGTCTGATAGCGAAATGGACCTCGATCTTGATCTCATTTCGCAGTGGTCATTCCCGACAGTGAATTTCGTGGAAGATGTCTGATGGCTTTCTTTGATCCGACGCAACTGGCCGAGTTCGCCAAACATGAAGTTAGGCTGGATTTCCTTGTCGAGTTCCGCTTTGCGTCGGAGACGATGCGTGTCTGGAATGGGAATACGGCGCTGGAAACTGGCGGCAACCGCTATGAACCGATGTATGGCTATGGCTCGATTGACGGCATCGGCATGGCTTCGACCACTGCCGCGCAGAATGTCACGTTTCAGCTTTCAGGCTTGCCGGATGCGACACTGAACTTTCTCGCCATGGCGCTTGATGCAAATGACGAGGTGGATCAGCGCATTGTCGTTATCTCGATCCAGCTTTTCGATGAGGAATGGCAGCCGCTTGGCGGTCCCGCGCCGATTTGGTGGGGCTTCATGCAGCCGCCACGCATCAGCCGCACCGAAATGCAGGGTACAGAAGGGGCAATTCAGTCGATCAGCATGACGGCAGAAAACGCATTCTTCAATCGGTCACGACCGGCATATGGACGCTATACCGACCGCGACCAACAGCGTCGTTCACCCGGTGACAAGTTCTGTCAGTTCATCGGTTCGCTGCTCTTCAAGAGCTTTAAATACCCGGATTACTGATCCCATGAACATTGCCGAGTTTGTAGCAGCCGAGGCGCAAAAGCCTTTCCGGTGGGGAGAGACTGATTGTGTTTCGACCGTTGATCGCTGGATCAGAACTTGCACAGGCCTGTCGCCGCTCGCCTGGGTAGACAGGGAGTATTCAGACGCCGATGGGGCTGCATCGGTACTGGCAGATCGTGGCGGGCTGGCTGTGCTGGTCAACCGCGCTATGCGCTCACAGGGGTTCATTAAGACCGGCGAGCCTGTGACCGGCGATGTCGGTTTGATCTTCCATACCAAAAAACTCTGCATGGCTATCCATGCCGGGAATTGCTGGTTCTCGCACGATGAACATGGGCTGATTGGTGCGCCACTGTCCGCTGTCTGGAAAGCTTGGAGAATTCAATGCCAGTAGCTCTTTCAGGCATCATTGCGTCTGTGGTGGGCGCTGGCGCGCTTGGCGCTGCCTTGCAGACAGGTCTTGCCCTGATAACGCTTGCCGCCGGTACGACGCTTGGCAGCTTGGCTATCGGCCTGGGTATTTCCTATCTCGCGTCCTCGCTGTTTCGCCCGAAGCAGCCCAAGCCGGAAGATGTGCAGCAGCAGGTTCGCCAGCCTACGCCGCCCCGCATTCGCCACTATGGCCGCGTGAAAACTTCCGGAGCCTGGATATTCGCTGAAACCCAGAGCGGTGGCTTTTTCAAGGTTCTTGCCTTGGGGCAAGGCCCATTCGATGCCATTGAAGAATACTGGCTTGATGATCAGAAGATTGATTTGCTGCCGGATGGTTCACCGACGCCGCCGAGCAAATGGCGTGAAGGAACGACCGGCAATCCTCTCTTGCGCATCCAATCCCGGCTGGGCGCCCCCACAGAAACGGCGTACAGCGAACTGACATCGAAATTCCCACAGTGGACGACTGCGCACCGTGGCGACGGCATAGCATCCCTGCTCGCCTGCCAGTATGCAGTAGGTGACGAGTATTATCTAAGCTTGTTTCCGAACGGTGTGAACACGAACTATCGCGTCGTGGCTCGCACGTCTCTGGTCAAAAATCCGGTCACTGGCGCGGTCGCGTGGAACGACAACGCCGCCGCAGTGATCCGGGATTACATGACGCACAAGGACGGTATGCGCCTTCCAGAAAGCCTCGTTTCAACGCCGCTTGCTCAGGCTGGTTGGGTTGCAGCGTACAACCGCGCCGCTGAAGCTATTCCGGTCGCTGCCGGGGGTGCTGAAGCCCGCTATCGTCTCTGGGGTTCATACAGTCTGGATGAAAGGCCGGCTGACGTATTAGGCCGAATGCTGGGTTGTTGCGATGGCAGGCTAGTCCCGACGCCAGACGGTGGCCTTACGCTTGATATCGGGGCGTGGTCCGAGCCAACTGTCATCCTGACCGCTGACGCCATAACCGGCTTCAGCGACGTGGGGCGTGGCCGTGATGTGATGACAACGGCAAACACGATCCGGGCGACGTTCCTCGATCCAAATCAGGACTATCAGGCATCCGACGCTGACCCGTGGGCCGACGAGGATGATGTGTCCATTCGCGGCGAAGAAGCCAGAGACGTTCAATTCAACATGGCACCGTCACACAGCCAAGCCAGACGACTGATGAAGCTCGAATGGTTCCGAGCAAACCCGAATTGGGTGGGGACGTTCAACACGAACTTGATGGGCCTTGCCGCATTCGGTGAGCGGCTGATCCGCATTCAGTACCCGCTATTCGGCATCAACAGTGTTTTTGAAGTCCTTGATTTCAAATTCATCCTTGGTGAAGGCGGCATCCTGCAAGGTGCGACTATTCAGGTTCAATCTATGCCTCAGTCGGCATACCAGTGGGATACGTCGCAGGAAGGGACTGCGCCGGTGTCAGATGAAACAACGTCAGATGATGATTTGCCAGTTCCAGATGCGCCGGAAGTGATCATCATTTCTGGTCCAGCGGCAGAGCTTAGTTTTTCGCCCACTGGCAATCCGTTGCTTAACTACATGGTCCGCTGGAAGAAAACGGCTGATACCGAATGGCGTGTGGCTGGGCCGCTCGAAAACGATGCTGAGAGTTTTGAAACACCGACACTCTCAGCACTGACGCAATACGAGTTCCAATTGGCCGTTCGAACCCAGAAGGGGCGCGTAGGCGCTTATTCGGCCAGCACGATCAAAATGACGCCCTGACCAAACCCACAAACTTAGAAACTTACACCCTGCTTTGGCGGGGCGTTTTGCTATGGAGCATTCGCATGACCGTTCGCACGATTGACGAGATTTTCCGCGATTTCGTTACCGATGGCGTTCCCGCGTCCGGGCCGTTCAACCCGCATAAGCCGGATATCCGCGACACGTTGAAGGCGTTGACCGAAGGAAGCCAAAACTTCCCGGATAACCGCGTCATTCGCCTCAACAACGCGAATGAAGGCACCGGGAACAATATCGTCGTCACCGCATCGGTCGAGATACCCGTCGCGGCGTTTCAGGTTCTCTACATCCTGAATGTGACGCAGGAAAACACCGGGCCGGTCACGGTTTCCGGTGCGATCAGCCGCGATCTGGTGACGAATACTAGCGCGCCCGTGCCAGTTGGCTATCTGAAGCCCGGCATGGCAGTGCTTTGCATTGACACTGGAACTACCCTGAGAATGCTTTCGTACGGGGATGAGCGCATTCTTGTTGAGGAGGCTGAAAGTATTCTAGCTGAAACCACAGCCATAAAGAACCAAACGAGTGTAATCCGTGATGAGGCTGAGGCCGCTCGCGATGTGGCGGCAGGATATGCATCCGACGCGGTTAGTCAGGGGAACGTGCCAATTTACTCTGCTGTGGAAGCAATTCCATCATTGGCTATTCCAGTTGGGATTAGCGCATTTCGTGTCAATGGCTGGTCGGTTGCCGGTGATGGCTATACTGCTTTGTTCAAGGAAGTTAGCTCTCAGCCGTCACACTCGCGCTGGGTTCGTGATGTGAGCGGACGCTACTTCGAAAACACGCGCCCTGTGTTTTTCATCCTTGCTACAGGGCAGTCGAATATTGCCATATCGCGCTCTAAGCAGTGGGCTCCTCGGAAGAATATTTGGCGTTGGAATAATGCTGATGCGGTGGATGGCAGCACTGGAAATCAATTTGTTCAAGTCTCTGCCAGCAACGTACAAGTCTCTTCTGTTTTTGCCGATAGCCTAGCTCGTGAAAATCCCGGCATGGATTTCTATATCCTCAATGTCGGCTTTGGAGGCAGAGAGATTAACCATTGGCTGCCGGGAGCTTCAGCTCCTGATGTTTATGCAAATATCACGGCTAACATTGCCGGGGCGCTGACAGCGGCAGGTGTTACTAAAGTCAATCAAATGCTGTGGTGGCAAGGAGAGGCTGACTATTTCACAAGTACACTCCCTCTTTACGAGGCTAAATTTGAGCAATTGATTGCGCGTTTTCAAACAGAGAGTTGGTTTGACCAAAGCTCACCAATTTTCATTTTTGGTACGGCAAACGCAGCGCAAGGCGGTCATGCTAATTATGATCTTATAAATCTAATCCTGCAGCGTTGCGGTAGTAATGATCCCACTAGGCGTCAATTTTTCTATACTTCCATGCTTCCACCAGACTTTTGGGAAGATAATTTGCACCCGAATGCAGATGGCGTGTACCTTGTCGCGCAAATGGCTGCGCACCAATTTTTGGGAAGAGCCGGAAAGTTTGGATACGGTATGACGGTCAATCCGGCTGACGGGTCTGTATCTATAGGTAAGACACTTTTTAGCCGGTCCATGCTTACCGTCAGTAGGAATGACGCTTATAACCGTGATTTAGGATCGCCGTCACTTCTTCATCTGATCCCCGGCAATGCCGATATAAATTCGCGCTTCCTTCACGAAGCATTCTCTACATCGGTGCAATGGTCGGCGCGTAGAGCTAATGGGACTTTATCGCTACCCCAGTCGTTAAAATCAAATGATGTTCTGCTCGACCTCACAACTGCCGGTTATAACGGATCTTCATATACAAGCCTTACAGGAGGACTACAGGTTCGGGCTAGTTCAGATTGGACCTCTTCATCAACCCCTACAAATGTTAGAATATTAGTCGTTCCAGCAGGATCAACGGTACAAGCGACAGCTGCGCGATTTAATGAAAATTTGGACGCCATATTCACTCGCTCAGTGATTTTTAAGCCACCTTCTGAGCCTGTTCTCGAAGAAAACGGACAAGTATCAATAGGGAGAGACTCAGATACCACGCTTGTTTTTCGTGTACGAGGGACGGATGGCGTTATTAGGTCAGCTACAATTACGGTGAGCTAGGAGTCCTAATGATGGCCTGAATTTTGGCTGTAATTGATCAGGTAAATTAAGAATATGCATGCAACAACGACTATGAGCCACAACGACGGCTCATAGCCTGTCGAAGCCAGCTGCTGCATTTGAATGTCAATCTCGGCGTCGGCCATTTTGCCTCTTAAGAAAAACGCAACATAAGCCATTAAAGCACTGATGGTCAATAAAGGTTATTGACAACGTAATAGGTCAACAATAAAGCCCATTTTGGGTCTTCTGGGGAGCTATTATGATCAAAAATATCCAAGCGCTGCGATTTTTAGCGGCTATGGCAGTCGTTATTTTTCATGCGTCGCTTTTTTATAGAGCTTATGAGGGAACCACGCTTAAGCCATTTATAGATATAATGACCCCTTGGGGGAAGCTCGGTGTAGATTTATTTTTTGTAATCTCTGGGTTTGTTATTTGGGCTTCAACTGAGGCGCGTCACAATAGTAAAGATGTTGCGCCCTTTATGTTTAGACGACTGGCGCGCGTTTATACAAGTTATTGGCCAGCGTTGATTATAGCGGCTATGATCGGGTGGAGCAAGTTTGTTGATATTAGCTTATCCGGCAGTTTGTCCGCTATTACTCTCGCTCCAAGTGAAATGGTTCCATCAGGCGAGGTTATATTGCCTGTTCGGTGGACTTTAACTTATGAAGTAATATTTTACTTCACTTTTGCCTTGTGTATGATCCTCCCTCGAATTTGGCAATTAACAGTAATTATAAGTTGGGGAATATTTTCTATAGTTCTCAATTCGACAGCCACATTTCTCTCTCCGTTCATAGCGGAATTCTCAATGGGCTGCTGGCTTGCTTATCTTGCATCAAGATTCGATTTGTCTCGTGCGCCTTTGCTCCCAGTTGTTTTGATTTCAATTTTACTATTCGCTGGCGGCGTTCCTCATTTAGAAGACCCCGTTTGGCGGGTGGCGTGGTTTGGATCGTGGGCAGCTTTTGTAGTTGTGTTTGCAATATCGGCGGAAAAGAAAGGATTAATCGCCTCAAAGTTCTTTACAGAAATGGGATCAGCCAGTTATGCCCTCTATCTGCTTCATTTCCCTATTTTGCAGTTATTCGCAAAGTTCTGGCCTACAATGAAGGCCCACCCTGATACAATGATTGCTTCCGCTATTGTTGTATCGTTATTGGCGAGCTGGCTGTGGTGGCGATATTTCGAAAAGCCGATGATTAAGCGTATATCGAACTTTTCAAAATTAAAGCTTCAAAGAAATATTCCAGTTAGTGACGCGGGATAAATATGTTGAAGCTGCGCTAGGCACCCAAAACATTGCTGTAACGCGCCCATAATCTTCAATAAGTATTGAGAGAACCGGGGCTGGGGTCATCATCTTTTAACCAGATGCAGAATCCAGCCTCTAAGACCTCTGTTTTATTACAAAAGCGGCTATTCAAGCCCAATAATCAACGGATCGCCGCCCACTGAGGCGGCTTTTTCTTTGCCGAAAGGAAACCACCTTGGATATGCACCTTGGCGATACCCGCCTCTTGATTGAGGCTGGTCGAAAGCATGGCCTATTGCGAAACGAAATGGCGTATGTGTTGGCCACGGCGTTTCATGAGACGGCGCACACGATGAAACCGATCATCGAAAAGGGCGGGGAGAAGTATCTCCGTTCAAAGAAGTACTGGCCATTCTTCGGGCGCGGTTACGTGCAAATCACCTGGCGCGATAACTACGAACGGGCTGGCAGAATTCTGGGGGTTGACTTCGTTTCGAAGCCTGAGCTTCTCCTGAAGCCGGAGTATGCCGCACCGATCATCATTGCAGGCATGGCCGAGGGCTGGTTCACCGGCAAGAAGCTTTCCGATTACATCACCTTGCAGAAGTCGGACTTCAAGAACGCTCGCCGGATCGTGAACAAGATGGATCGAGCCGAACTGATCGCCGGATATGCGAGAGACTATGACAAGGCGCTTCTGGCCGAAGGCTATGGCGTCGAACAGGTCGTGACTGCTCCCGCCGCAGATGTGGTCCCGGCGCCGGTCGAGGAAAAGCCGATCTCCAAATCCTCGCGCTTCTGGACGTGGCTCGGATCGGGCGGCGGTGCCGCTATGATGCCGTTTGTCGACTGGAAAGTGCAGTTGGTCATTGTGGCGGCGATTATTCTCGTTGCTGGCTATGCGATTTTCACGATGCCGCAGGCGAGGGCCAAGCTTGAAAAGCTGGTTGATACGATATGACGGGGTTAATCGCACTCATCCCAAATTGGCTGAAGTTTTCATTCGCTGCCCTTGTGGCGGCGTTTTTGCTGGTTGGGGGCGGGTATTTCTATGGAAATGCAAAAGCGCGTCACGAGGCTGCTTTGGCGGCGGCAGAAGCCACAGCCAAGGCAATCCAGAAAAGGGCGAACATCGATGAAAAGATTATCGGTATGGATGCTGTTGCTCTCTGCCTCGAGCTTGGCGGGGTGCCAGAGCAATGCAACGAACTGCGCGGGTTGGAAGCCGATCAGCCTTAAACCGGAAACGGCTGTCTATCTCGCAGGAAACGATACACCGGCGGGTCAGGGTATCGCTTCTCACAACGCATTTGGGAAATCGCGGGGCTGCTGGTGATGGAGGACAATCCCATGGGCGACCGTCAGGTGATGGGGATGAACATCGATATGAAAATGACTATCGGCAACGTGATTACTATAGGCGTTGTCGGCGCTGGCATCCTCGGCAGCTATTACGCAATTAAAGGCGGCGTCGATCAAAGCAAGATCGATATCACAAAGCTTGAAACCCGCATTGAACGGCTGGAAACCCAGAATGGTGATGTGCGGGATCGCATGACCCGCATGGAAGTCACCTTGCAGAATATGGCGATCAATCTGGATCGGGTTGCCCGGTTCGTTGACAGCACCGAGCAACGGAATGTCCAAGGCCGTGATCAGTGAAGCAATCCGCGATCTTCAACCAATCCGGCGAGTGGATGAGATATTCATCACAATCAACGGCGAGGAAGTGAAGCTCTCACCGATCCAAGCGCAGCTTATGATGCGTGCTTGGGTCGAAGTGGTTGGCGGTGCCTTCGTGGCTATTGACACAAAATATAGAGATTGATTCTCAGAGTATGAGAAACCAATCGAGAACGGCACCTGTAAACCGCCGTCAAATCTGTAAACTGAAGCTCAATAGGTGGTAGCTAACCTATTGATTTAATGGTCGGAGCGGCGGGATTCGAACCCACGACCCCTTGACCCCCAGTCAAGTGCGCTACCGGGCTGCGCTACGCTCCGAGCCGGGGAAAGCCTTAGAATATAAAGGATTTTCCCGCAAGCTCTAAAAACCTCAAAAAAGAACAAAATGCACACAGATGCACGGCTCAGGACAATTCAGCACCAAAAGTCCCACGGAAATCCCCACGGAGTTTCTCGTTCTGTTCTCCTGCCTTTGACATCATTCCGCCTTCCGTTCTTTCGGCTTGATCGATGATTCGTCGCCAGCCGGTTTCATGGCGTCCATGGCGGAACGAATATCCTCCACCATGGCGTGGGCATACTTAGTTGTCGTCTTGATATCCGAGTGGCCGAGCAGTTTTTGAACAACCTTCAGATTGCTTGCGCGCAAGGCGCGGGTAGCTGCCGTGTGTCGCGTGTCATGGAAGCGGAAGTTCTTTACGCCCGCATCAGCTATCGCTCGGCGCATGGCTGATTTCAAACCGGACTCCGTGAGCGGATATCGTTGCCCGCGAATAAGCCCCGGCTTCTTCAATGTCCGCTTTGCCACAAAGGTGAACACCTTTGCCTCGTGGTGGTTGCGCTCTCCCCAGAGTAGTTCGAAAACTGCCGATGACATTGGGATGATGCGCTCTTTCTTTCCCTTTCCTAAAACCGTGAATGTCCTGCCGAAGAAATCAACTTTGTCCCAAGTGAGGCCAAGTATCTCCATTCTTCGGCACCCCGTTAGGAACGCGAAGCGGACGGCTACATCATAACCACGCTCAAGCTTGCTCATGATTTGGGCTTCCTCGACGTGTGAAGCCTCACGAATGCGCTCACCATCTTCTTTCAGCAGGTGTTCCGACCAGTCGATAGGATTGGTTTTGACGCGCCAGACGTTCGCAGCCCGGAGCAGGATTTCTCGCAAAGGCTGCGTCATTGTACGGTTGACAGTAGCTGGCGATATCTTTTGCGGGGTTTTCCTGTTCGGAACCAGTTCGTTCCGGCGCTTTGCTACAAGCTCAGCCACGGTTCGATCTGTGATCTTGCTTAGGCGCGTCCTCCGCCCGATAGCACTACTCAACCAGTCCAACGTCCAGAGCGTATTATCCGAGTTGGCGTGGTGTTGCCCGACCTCGTGCCAGTATTTGGAAGCCGCGACTTCAAATGTCGGATCGTCCGCACTGAAAGAGGCCTCTTCTGCTAATTTAAGTTCAGCCTCTTTCTTCTTAGCCTTTTCTACCTGGCGCGCTTCTCGCTCCGACTTTTTGCCAGTGTTGCCCGAAAATCTACGACCGCGTATCTGGAACTCGTAGGTGTACGTTCCGTCCTTGCTGTCTTTTCGGATATAGACTGACATTCTGTTTTCTTCCGTTGGTTCTTAAACGCCTCGATATCTACAGGGTCGTAGCGGCGAATTTTCCGCGCTCCTCGACCGATGTTAATGAACGGCAGTTCGCCATCGTCTGTCAAATAGATCAGCTGTCGATGGGATATCGAAAGCGCCTCCGCTGCCTGCTCTGGTGTAAGAAGGCTCATTTTCGCACCTCCTGAAAGATGTGATTTGTTCTCTGATTGTTCACGGTATAAGACAGCCAGCCTTGGAGGCTGTCATGCGGGTATCTTACACAAACGCGACATTGGGCGATTGCCTGCGATGCGGTGAGATCATCACGGCGCACTGTTATTCGTGCGGTCGATTTGCCGAACTTGATATTCAAGCACTGGCGGATACGCTTGGTCATGCGCACGGTGCGATGTTTAACGATCTCGCTCCCAAGCTGAAATGCTCGGCCTGTGATGGCAAGCGCCTGCAACTGCTGTATTCCAACATCTGCACAAGACGCGCAGGTATTGGCGGCAACAACTGGGGCGGTACGTGACATCCTCACTCCCTTTCCCGCAGTGTGGCGCGGCCTGAACCGACGAAGCAGTAAACGAGATCGCCGGGTTCGAAATATTCGGCGTTGGCTACGTTCTTGTGCCGCGAGGGGTTAAACTTCTCGGTGCGTAAGACGCCATATTCAAGACCAAGCTCCTGAATGGTGCCGCCATCTGCATCGCCTCCATCGAAAGCGAATTGGCACATAGCAAGCGCAAAACCTTCATAATCAGGCTGTTTCATCTACTCACCGCCTTTCAGGGCTTGGCGACCTTCCTCACTTGGATAAAAATAGGCTGGGTGGCCGATAGTCTGAGCCTCGCGGAATGCCTGTAAGGCGTCTTCCCAAGCATTTCGCGCATTGTCAGATAGACCGTTCAGCCTGTCTGAAAATTTCATTGGTGCGGTCAGCTTCATTCGCCCTGCTCCCCAAGTGCGGAGGCGGCGAGCATGGCGCGCCATAGGCCGGTGTAACCCTTGCTGCCGCGATAGGTGTAGGCTTCGGCGGCATTGATCATCGCAATGTCAGCCTCCGCTATCTCGGCGAGGATGGTGGAGATGGCGGCTTCAGCTGTCGGAGTGTGGTCCACGACTTTGCTGAAATTCAATGTCTCCATATCTTTGAGACGATTAATCTTCGGCGGGTTTTCGATTATGGCCCGCGCCACCTTCTCGATGAGTTCCTTACTCGGCATGGTTGGATCTCCGAGCCTGATTTTGACGATGTGCGCGGATGACCGACTTCAAGTTCTGTTTTTGATGGTCAGTCAGATCGTGCGCTGGAAGATCGTCCCATGACGGCGATACCGACTGCAAGCGCGTCCGGTGCGGTTCTGGGCATACCTTCCAACCGATCCACGACAGGGCTTTGAAAAGATGCCAGCGGAGTTCATTCAGCATTGCTGGCCTCCCCAAAGTCAGCGACATAGGACCGCGCCAATTCTCGTGCGGCTTCTTCACTCCAATCAAAGTCTGTACTGCCAAACTTGCCAGCTGAATATTCTCTGGCGTATTCTCGCGCTTCGCTTGCCGTGACGTTCGGCCAATGCTGGAGCATTTCATTGTAGAATGCGCGGTAGTATTTCGATTTAGATACGAATTTCTCAGGCATTCGATGCCTCCTTTGCGCGCAACACGTACTCAATCCGCTCCACCTTCTCTTTGAGGTAGTCCAGTTTGGTTTGGAGTATGCCAACGCTCACGCCGTCAATCACTTCTCGATATGAGACTACTCCCCGGTCGTGATGCCGAAAGAGCCAAGTATCCAGAATGAATTCTTCGACCCGCTGTTCTACGAATTTGGAAAAGTCAGTCACGTTCTGCCTCCTTTGCGCGCAAGAGGGCGATGCACGGCTTTACGCTTGCGAAGGCATCGCGGATTTTCAGTATGGTAGCGGCAGTTGTCCTGTCAGGCGCGTCTAGCTTGGAGAGACGGGTAATGAGGTCAGAAGTCACGGCTTCCCTCCCAGCACGGCGCGGGCTTCGATGAAATGACGCATGAGCAGATAAGCGTTATTCCAGCCGAGTACGGGTTTATCTGAGGGAGTTCGTTCTGCGTATCCTTCGGTGAAGCCCTTCATCGCCTCGTTGAAAAATGACACAAACGGCTCCAGCGCCTTTTCAGCCGCCGCGAGCTTGGCTTCGAGGGCTTCAATCTGCGCTGTTTTCTGATTGCACAAGTCTATTGTGCCTTCATGGCACCGATCCAACTCCTTAATCCGCGCAGTCAGCGCCGTGTTGTCATTGACCAGTTCTGTTTCATGATCTTTTATACGGTTTAGGTCATGGATGAGCGCCGCGTTGTCGGCTTCGAGCTTGTTCTTTTCCTCGGTGAGAACTTTAACGCATTCAATAGCGTCTTGCAGTGTCGCATTCTTCGCCGCAATAATGGCCTCAGCCTGCGAGCGGGTGCAGGATGGACAGTCTTCAATGATCGTGTCGCCGTGGCGACCTTTGCCAACAACAATTTCGCCTTTGCCGCCGCATCGTTCGCACCCATCCCCCTCGACCTTACCGGCGTCGGCACGGTCCGGGGAGGGTAGGGCGGCGTCGATACGCTTGATCCACGATCCAACGCGCTCGTACATGCCTTCCCATCGGCTATCCGTCTTGGCTGCATGAGCGACAGTACCCTGTAAGATGACAAGATCGGTGCGGGTTTCGGATAATGCCTCTTCCAACGCCCGCTCACGCGCTGCGGATGGCTCAAGCGCGGAGAGGATGGAAAGGAGCTTCCTAGCTTGACGCAGATCGCCAACCGTAATCATTGCATCCTGAATGTCAGGGAATGCCCCGTTATCGTCCGGTTGGTCGTATTGTTCTGCGTACTCGGCCAGCCTTTCCAGCACGGTCAGGTCCAGCTTCTTCACAGCCCCTTGCACGGTGAGAAAGGGGAGAGCGGCGGTGAGGGCGGCGCGCATCTCTGTTCTGAGGCGCTCCGTGGCATTGTTACGCCATGCAGGAACGCCACCGAGCCATGTATTGAGGGCTATATTCACAGCCTCGTCAGAAATGATTATGGTCATGGGTGGACCTCGTCGTAAGAGAGGATGGCGTTGGAGATGCTCACTGCGGCCTGATTGACGCCCGCCCAGTACTGCCCGTCGAGGCTATTCTCGCCATGTGCTAGCGCTATTCCCGCCGCCCGCTGGTCACGAGCCATGAGGGATCGGGCAACATCAACTATGTGCTGAGCGTCATTAACTCGCGTTCCACCGCTAAATGAGGGATCGCAAATCTTGATGGCCTCTCGCATGGTCTCGTCGGGTATTCTATCGGTCATGGCTTGTGCGTCCGCCATCATCGCAACTCCTTCATCGCAGCGACGAAATCAATGATCGGGTCAAGATCGATGCGCGCTTCCGACCCATCATCGAGGATCATAAACAGCGTATTGCCTTCGCAGTGGTGCAGTGATGCACCTTCATCGAAATAATCTGACACGTTATCAAGCTGGCACTTTGCTTGAAAAATCAGGTCTTCGTAGTCAATCATCGGGGTCAGTTTCATGCTCGCGCACCTTCGCTAACAGGGCGACCGAATATGTCGCGCTTACGGGGAGGGGTGAGGTTGGTCATGTGATGATTTCTCCCGTCGCGAGGTGCCGACGCGGCATAATTTTCGATGATGTGTGCTGTCGATCCATATCGACCGGGACCATCAAGAGGCCCTTCGACTGCCAATAGGCTTGTGTCCGCTGAATGCCGCGAAGCCAGAAGAAATATTCTTCCCATTTTTCAAGGTGATGCTGGTCTAGCGCCACATGGCAGGCGGAGCATCCAAAGGCAGCATGAAAATCATGCCCCTTGTTTCCCATGCCTTTGACCTCAGAAGGCGCATGACAAAGGACTGTGGTTTCAGCATCGTGGTTGCAGATACCTGGAATTTGGAAGGTGCAAGCTTGGCCCTTGGCGCTCTTGCGAAGCTTGGTGGATACGATACCCATCACTTCCCCCAATCCAAAGAGCCGTTTCGGTAGGAAATACCGCGCTCAACTGCGATGATTGTAGCCATGACGTGGCGAAGTTCTGCTTCGAGATGGCTAAAGCGCTTCTTCTGTTTCTTCGCCTTTATGATTTCAGCTTTGAGGGCTTCGGCCTTGCGGTGAAGGCTTGGAAGAGGATCGATATAGCGCTCCCAGAAGGTGCGGAACTTGGATGCGATGAAGTGAATAAACATCAGGCTGCGTCCTCCAAGAAGGCCAAAGGGTCATAGCCTATCGCTTCGGAGAGCTTCGCCATTGCCAATTCCATGTACTTGCAAAACTCGTCATGGTTCATGGCGTCAAAGGACGTGCTGTCCGTTGCGATGTAGGATGATCCGTCGAGGTTGTAACGAATTTCGACATATCCACAGGCACGCTTGAGAGCGTCATGAAGCTTCTCGGCGGTTGGCCATTTGCCAGTTGCCTTGACGACTTCGCTTAGCGCTTTCCAATAGGTGCGATGCTGCGGAAGGGACCGCTTTGTCAGCGATGCCAGGTTGAACTCAGTTCCAAGCGGTGCAGCCAGAAGCATTTCAGCATCGAAGCTGGAAACAGGTTGCAGACCACGTGGCGTTTTACGAACGATGATGAGTGACTTTTCTTTCTTCGCCATCAGCGAAACTCCGGAGAAAATGGAATTTCGTCGTCCAGATCATTCGAGAAATTTGCGGGCTGACCTGCATGTCGTGATTGCGCAGGCTCTGGCCGCTCATCTCGCTTCGGAGCGTCGAAATCGATGTGATCAACGCGGATCGTCGGATAGCTCTTTCCGTCATACTCTCGGATGCTGAACTCGCCGGAAGCGGTGATCTTGGTGCCCTTGCGCAGATACTGCTCAAGGCTCTCGCCGCGCTTGCCCCAGATGGACGCATCAAACCAGATCGTGCTTTTGTTCTGGCCGTAACCTTCATCGACGGCGACAGTGAAGCCGAGAACCGCATCACCATTCTGGGTACGACGGAGAACAGCGTCTTTGCCAATGCGGCCCGTAATATTGATAATCTTCATGATTAAGCCGCCTTCTGTTCTTCTGGGAGGGTGTTGCCGTAGTCGGTCACCGCCTGCTGCAAGTTCTTTTGCCAATCGACCGGCAGCTTTCGGCGCAGGGCTTCACATTCGGGATCTCGCCACCACCGGCCCAGATCGGCGCGGGTTGTGTTCTGGCGCATGTCCTTTTCGAGAGCCGAATATGTAGCGCGGGCTTCGTCGTTCTTTGGCGCTGGCTTATTGGCTTGATCATCCTGACGAAATTCGTCGCGCAGTTCCGCCACGTATTTCTGATCGTCCCAACGGCCAAGGAAGATATTTGCCGCAATACCGAGCTGCGAAGCGGCCTTGATGATGGCGTCTGTCAGGCTCTTTTTTGGAGCGTCTTCGTCCGACATAAGCCCGCTCTTTGTCTTCATAAGCGCCTTGGTCTGGCCGTATGCCTCGTAATAATGATCGCGCTTGGTGTGCCAAAAACGAATGCGGCACCAGTGCAGGATTTCATCGCCAAGAGGCGTGAACTCTTCGGACAACACTTCCCAGCCGAAACCCTGACCGACAGGGCCGAACATTTCAGTCAAGCACTTGATGACGTATTGTGGGTTGGGAGATGTTCCCTTGTACGCTTTGCCGGTGATGGCTTTCGTGTACTTGGGATCGATATCCGCGTGGGCTTCCCACAGATCGAGATTGCTCATCACGTGCTCCTGATCATGAGAGAGTGAACGCCAATGGTCAGATGCGCGCCGGGGATTTCATTCCCTGCTTCAAGCGCTTTCTTGATGGCTTTCATGTCTGGTTTCTTTTCGAGGCGGCAAAAGCCCTGAGGAATGGCTTCGAGGTCCGTCACTTCTGCTTTGACGCGAGGATTAAGAACGCTGTAGGTCGCAAATGGCGTGACCAGCTTTTCAACGTCTGCCGCATTGAGAATGGCAAGGGAGAGAGCCTTGTAGCCGTCTGCCTGCTTCTCGAAACGCTTCTGGCGTTCGGCGGCATCGTCCTTCTCAGACTTGGCACCTTCCGCCAGAGCTTCGGCCTTGCGCATCCGGCGATGGACACGGCGCAGGAATTCAATCGCGCTCGTTTCTCCATCGATCATATCGACGCGCAGTTCCTCGTCGTCTGCCAGCTCTGGATTGTCAGAAACCAGTTCGGATATCTGGGCTTCGATCGAGGCGAGATCGGCTTTGAGATAACGGTCGCTCATGACGCGCGCCTTTCCTGGCGGGCGATTTCAATGTTGCCCCAAGCTTTCGCTCGATATTCCCAGTAATAGTCCCACCATTTGCGGGCGAGAGCGGTGCACTTAGCTGCCTCATTCTCGATAGCTACGCGACGGCAATAGTTTGCTGTTCCACGGTGCTTCATGGCGGAGGATAGATATATTTCAGCGCGGGGTGTCATGCTGCTACCTCACGATATTCAATGGCCTCAAGCGGGCGGATTTCGTTGAAGATGATGCGAAGCTGGTCGCGGAGTTCGCGGGGAAGATCGCGCTTCAAAAGCTGTTCCAGCGCTTCCATCTTTTCATCGTTGGTGGTGTCGAGACTGGTCGCGGTCTGGAACCACTTCACGCCTTGCATGGTGAGGTGATCACACATCGACTTCACTCCTTGCGATATCCGCCATTCTTTCGAGGTGGCAGAGCATGAGAAATGCTGCTGCAACACTGACAATGGCGACGGTGAAAAGGATTGCTATGAAGGTGTATAGGGTCATCAAGCGGCCCTCTCGCTAAGCTGAGCAATGACGCGGCGAGCTGCGACTATTGCGTTGTTCGTGAGCTGTCGCTGCCAAGCGCCCTGACTTGGCGCCCATTTGAACGCTGCGCCTTTGAGGATTGCCCGTTCCGCTTCGGTTGGCTTGCCTGGGAAAATGAACTGAACACGGTCAATGTCGAAGTTTTCGACTACTTTGAAACCGTCAAATTCATTGACCTTTTGACCAGTCTTCGCGCCTTCTGGCTTTGGTGGCGCGACATAGCCCACCATATTGACGGCTTTGATTGCCGCTTTTTTGGCTTTCTCCAGCCATTCCAGATAGGCCTCGATTTTCTTGTGCTCAGCGTCCATAGCTTTACGGTTACGCTCAACAGGGAACCGCGCAGGGCCGGTGATCATTGGGGACGCGGTGCGGCTCTTAGCGGCCCACAGTGTATTCTCCCATTGGATGTAGCGAAGGCGGTATCGCTCAACTTGTGCAACAGCCTCAGCCTTCTTTTCTGGCGTCGTAGCATAGGCCTCAAGCATTTCCGCGAAAGCCATCACATCTTTGATGTAACCGGCGATATCAGCGTCGGCGCGCTTTTCAGGCGTAAAGCTTGTAAGGCGATATGCGTCGATCCCACGTTCACGGTTAAGGTCAGAAGCAACAGGGGTGTGGATGAGTTCCATTTCTCTTACCTCCACCGGCTGTCAGAGCCGATAAAACGGGCTTCGTCATCTGGGGTAAAAACTGGATTGATCTGCGCATTCACGAACACATGAGCGTGCTTCAAGTGGTGCGCGAACATGATGCGGCGATAGCGGGCTGAAGCGCTCGGATGCTCTGCAAGCCATTCGCGATGATCAGCCCATGCGCGGGCCATTACACGGCTCTGGCGGGTGTAGGCGCGAACCGGCTTTTCTGCCTTTACGGTCAGGCCGATAATCGTCTTTGCAAAGTCTGTATGGGTTGTCTGTACTGAGGGATGCATGTTGCGCTCCGATCTCGTTTGTTGAGATCAATGTACGATAAACGCACATACCTTGCAATAGGGAATGTGCGAAAAAAGCACAAAAAGTTTTTACACCCCGAATCGCCTCTTGTACGAAAATAAGACTCGACTCTTTCCGGCTGTTCTGGCTGAATGAGAACAGAAAGAGAACAAACGGAGAGGTGAAAGGGTATGGGGTGGGCGCTTAGGCAGCAGGAGTATCAATCGTTTTCGCTGCATATCCGCTGCGAGAACTGCATGGTTGAGACGGTGAGGGGGCTTACAGTGCCGGTCTGCACCGACATGCCAAGGGATGCCGATGAGCTATTGGAGAGCGCGCTTTTGAACGGAATGCCATTCCGGTGCGTGCACTGTCAGAGCGTTATCGGTCGCCTGTTTGATGTTACAGTAGGAGAAGTATGATGAAGCGTGAAGTTCTGGAATACATCATCGTTCCGCCATATGAGCGGGCTTCACAAGTGGCAGCGTCTGCCGAGCGCTTGAAGGATTATCTTTCGCGCCGGTTCCCCGGATATGGTTTTCGTATCGCTGATTTCGCGCCTGTAGGCGACGATGACGAATTTTGCGTGCTGCCTATAATGAATTTCCTGAACCCGGACGGTCGCTCTGTCATGTGCGAACCGCCGAGCAGATGGTTCATGGCTGATATTGCGCAGGCCTGCCGAGAGTTCGATTTCACCGGCAAGAAATTCGCCGCCTAGATCATCGACCCACCAACGATGTTTTTGACCAATGCTATGACCCGGACAGTCTCGCCATTGTCTGGGTCATCGTTCTTTTCAATGATGATCGGTTTATGGCGGGGGTTTGTTGACCGAGGGTGAAACTCTGTCCTGTCAGGGAACATCTGGATTTCCTTGACGGACCATTCACGCATATGACCGCCATCCCGTTCACGTTCAACGACAACGGTCATACCATTGCGCAAAGGGACTTCCCTCTGAATGTCGTCGTAGGCCAAGGCAATTATGCGGTCGCCCGGAAGAATGGGACGAGGTTTCAGGTCATTCATTGAATCTCCCGCCACATCAAATGCAATCATGCGGGCGTGAGGAAACCGCTCGTCGCGATCAGCGGAGATTTCTGGAAATTCTTCCTGTGTAAATTCATCGACCTCTCGGAACGCGCCAGCATCGACCGTTCCGACAACGCGCACAACGGTCTGATTGCGCGCACTCACCGGCACGGCTTCCGGTCCGGGGATGGGCGAACCCAGGTATTCTGCTATCTTTGGCAGCTCATGAACCTTGATCGACCGTGCCCCTTTTAACAGGCGCGAGATCTGAGGATGAGCAATGCCGAGGTGATGGGCTAAACCGCTCTGGGTTTTCCCGTCGCCTTTGAGGCCTTCTCTTATCCAGTCGATATAGATTTGCTGCGAATTTTCCATGGTGGTTAATTTTCGCACAATCATTTCGACATTTGTTGTAGCGTTATCGTACATTGCCTCTTGCGTTGTCTGTGCGTTTATCGTACATTCATGGTCATGAGACACGAACCAGCTAACAAAATCATCAATGAATTTGGCGGTTTAACCGCGGTTGCGACGATTGTCGGAGTTTCTCCGCATTCGGTGATGCGCTGGCGTATGCCTAAGCAATCGGGTGGCACTGGCGGGGCAATACCGCACTGGCACGTTCCTGTTCTCCTTGCCGCCGCCAAAGAGCGGAAAATCAAGTTGCGCCCAGAGGATTTCGTTTCGTTCGAAGCTCCCAAGCGCTCCCGTTCCGTGAGGGCGTCGGTATGAGCCATTCCAGCGAACTTAAGAATATCTATGCCGCAGCTTATCCACTGATCGAGCAGCAGATTGAGCTTGCGGAGCAGGTGGCAGCCTTGCGTGATGCTGCTGCTGCCAAAGGCTTCGACTGGTCGCAGATTAAGGCCCTGCTCAAAGCGCAGATCATGGACGAGCGCGACGGCACGGGCGAGGGTAAGCGCGTCCAGAAGGTTGTAGAGAAAGCGGAGTTCGCTTGCGCCTATGCCGATATGCTGGGGCTGGCAAATATTAACGAGAAAAATTTTTCTTCGGGGATGAGCCGCGAAGAGCGCGCCAAGGCGCGAACATCCGAAAGCATGGATGATCACAAGGCTTTGTCCGCTGAGCTTTTGGCCAACGGCATGATCTCCGAGGAAGCTCATCAAGAGAATATCCGTCTCTCTGATGGGATAGCACGCAAATTCGGCGCCGGCATCATTGGAGATGACCAATGAGCGGTTTCCGCATCTCTCCATTGCAGCCTCGCACAGCCGGAAGCCTCAAAGGCTTCGGCTTCACAATCGAGTTTCCCAATTCGTCTACCGTTCCCCAAGCCCCCCGCTCGGTAGACGAAAAGAGCCGAGACGCTGCACTCCCTAGCGTCTCGGCTCCCTCCTCTGGACAGGAATAGCGGCGATGATGAGGAACGTCCTGTCCAATTCAAATTCAAATGCCCGTCGAGCGTTTATTGCGCGATCTACCAATCGTGGCCGGGTCTTCGACGGTGCTCGCGGATGCCCCCGGCTTCGGCGCAACAAGGCTGGTCATAGACTTAGCTGGAACCTGGAACATTCCGTTGTTGCGTGTCTGTGCATCCGCACCTTTTTCGTTTCGGGCTATCGCGGCTTTGCGAGCGTTTTGCAGAACCCTCCAAGCCGCGTGTCCGATGTGTTCCATGTCCGTCCTTCTGTTCGCTTTGTGACTGATCGTCTCTGTCTGATCAGCAACTTAGCGAAGGGCTTTGTGCATGACGGACTCAAAAATTCAGTCAATCGAGCATCAATTAGTTTCGGAGCGCGTACCAATGAGTAGCTGCGAAATGGCCGGTGAATACGTTCGCGGCATGCTGAAGAAAGAAACGGAAGGGTGGGGCGATAACGCCAATGCCCTGAAGCGCCTCAGCCGCCGTTACGGCCTGTCTTACTGGACAATGAACAACCTCCGCATTGGCCGCGCCAAGTCGGTTGATGCCACGATCTATCAACGCATCCGTTCGGCCTACCTCGACATTTGCGAAAGGCAGATCGCACGCCTGCAGCACGAGCTTGAACTAGAAAAGGCGGGGAACGTCGATGTTGATATGGAAGATTTTGAACGCGAGGCTTCGCAGCTTCTGGCGAAGGTTCGTGAAGCGAAAAAAGCATCCAAGACAACAGCTGGAACGACGCGAGGAAGGTGAGAAATGATCGACCTTCGCCCGTACCTCATTGCTCTTATCTGTGCGCTCGTACCGCTTGCGGTCGCGTTCGCCTATGCAAAGTGGGTGGCGAGATGATCACTCTCCAAGACAAGCTTGCTCGCGTCGAAAAGATCAAGAATGAAAAAGTCTGGTGGCTGGCTGACTTCTGCGAAGGCAAGAACAAGCGCCCAGACCATGAGCTTGAAAACCGGCGCATTGACGTTGAAATCCTCGAAGCAGTCGCTCAGGACTACCGCAACGCCATAGCCCGGAAGTCAGAAGGAGAGGCAGCATGATCAAGCTTGCTCTCCCTTTTCCTCCCTCTGTCTGGGATATTTATGTCGGCTGGGGCAAGCAACGCCGCCTGTCACCGGAATATGCGAAGTGGCGCAGTGACTGCGGCCATTTCCTCAATGGCAAGAACGAGTTCATCGAAGGCCCATTTAGCATTCAGGTTGCCTTGAAGCGTCCGCATAAGCGCATGGACCTCGACAACCGCATGAAAGCGCTTCTCGACGTTCTCCAGCATTACAAGGTCATCAAGAACGACAGCCTTTGCGAACGCCTCACAATGACGTGGGATGCCGGTTTGAAAGAGGAATGCGTCGTCATCTTGCAGCGCGCCGAGGAGGCGCAAGCGGCATGAGTTCGGCCCCTTGGTTCCGTCTGTATCATCGCATGATCGATGACGAGAAAATGCGATTGCTAGCTTTCGAAGATCGCTGGCACTTCATCGCTATTCTCTGCCTTAAGGCTGATGGCCTTCTCGACGAGGAAGAAAGCACGCTCAAGCAGCGAAAGATTGCTGTGAAGCTCGGCGTGCAATTGCGTGAGCTGGATGAGATCAAACGCCGCCTTTCTGAGGTCGGTTTGGTCAATGACGACATGCAACCGATTGCATGGGATGACCTTCAGTACAAGAGCGATACAAGCACGGATCGCGTTCGGAAATATCGTGAGAAAACAAAGCCTAAGAAAAGTGAAACGGAATGTAACGTTTCACGAAACGTTTCTGTAACGGCCCAAGATACAGATACAGATACAGATATAACATCTTCGCTACGCTCAGATGTTTCGGTCAAACCCGATTTCGAAACTGAATTCGAGCAGCAGTTCTGGCCAGTCTTCCCGCGCCGTGCAGGAAAGGGCCAAGCCCTCAAAGCATTCAAGGCGGCTCGTAAGCGGGTTGATCTGGAGACAATTCTTGAAGGCGCCCGCCGTTACGCTGACGAACGCCGCGGTGAAAATCCAGAATACACGAAACACCCCGCCACTTGGCTGAATGGCCAATGCTGGACTGATGAGCCGGTGCCAAAGTTCGCGCCTTCTCAGCAGACCACTGCCAAGCCGCTGAAGCAGACAGCAGCAACAATTTTCACAAATCGCGCCCGACAAATGGGGATTTTGAAAGATGAACCAGATAGCCCACAGACCGGATTACGACAAGAAGGCCACGGAAGCCGATATGGTGACGTCCTTGACCTTACTTGCGAGCCTTCCAGCGAGGGAAGCGGCCAACGCGGAAGCGGTCGAAGCAGCTTATTTCATCGCCCTTGATGGGGTTTCGCTCTTTGCTCTGGAGCGGGCCACGTTGGAAATCTTGCGCGGTTCTCTCGATCATCCGTTCTTTCCGTCGCCTCCAGAGCTTCGCCGGGAATGCGAACGCGTGATGAAGCCAGTCATCAATGCGGAACGCGCTCAGCGTGAACGCGAGAAGTTCATGGAAGAGCGCCGCAAGGATCGTGAGGCTAGCAAAGCCATTCAGAACGGATGGACGCCAGAAAGCCGCGCCCGTGCAACCGAAAAATGGCAGTCGGTCAAGGCCGCAATGCAGGACAATAGGGACGAAGAAAATTCCTACGACGCTGCAATGGCTCGCCTTCAGGCCGCAGCAGAAGCCAACGGCCACGAATTCAACATCGACAATCTCACCTCCGCTCCTAGCGGATCATTCAAACAAGTAGGGAGGGCCGCGTGATGTCAAGGCGGCGCAATTGGAAATTCGAAAAGTCGTTATTCAAAGCCACCCGGCATGAGCGTCTGCAAGAGTTCGGTGGGAAGTGTGCTTACTGCTATGAACCTCTGACAGCAAAGACGGTAACGGCTGATCATTACTTCCCAAAGAGCAAGGGCGGTCGCGATGACCGCGGCAATATTTTCCCGTGCTGCCTTGCCTGCAATCGCCTCAAAGGGAGCATGTCGGCAAACGTTTTCAAGAAACGAATGAAGACCGCAACATACGTTGCAGATGGTCTGGATTGGACCTTTGCGAGATTCCGCAGAAACATCAACAAGCGTCTGGATCGGATGGAAAAGAGGGTGATGAGGGCCTGCTCTGTGCCGACCGATGATGAATACCCGGAGGCAGTTTAATGTACGCCGCAGCTTACTCACGAAACACTGACAGAGCGGTCAAGGCACTTTTTGCCAAGCGAGAAGCCGAGCGCATCAAGCGATTGAATGCTGAGAGACTGGAACGCATCGCTGCTTCCACCCATCAGGAGCCGTTGATATCAGAATTTGAGAAGATACACGTTCGCGATGCTGGCGATGCCGCAATTGTTGACGAGCCGAGGGTGACGGTCATCAACCGCAGCAAAATGCTGGTTCGCGATGTGGCCCATGAGTACGGCCTGACTTATCAGGACTTGGTAGGTTGCGGGCGGTCAAAGCCGTTCATTCTGCCGCGTAGGATAGCAATGTGGCGACTACGACACGAGCGCGGCTTGAGCTTCCCCCAGATCGGCAAAATCTTCAACAGGGACCATTCCACTTGCGTTTACGCCGTCCAAGTCATGGATGAGATGATCGAACGCGGCGAATTGGTCATTTCCAAACAAGCGGCATAGGAGAGGGCGATGAAGGCACTCACACCCGTTGCATGGATGATTACTGGCTTCTTGTTTGCCTTGGCGCTCGATAGGCCAGAAGAGGTTACAGGACTGGCCCTTTTGAGCCTGCTAGCGGCGGCGACTATCACGGCGGTTTCAGAATACATCTAACCCCAGTCAGCGAGGAACGGACATGGCGGCGTACAGCAAGGCACAGAAGCGACGATTGAAAAAGGGCAGGCCGTTGTTGCCAGCGGCAGAAAGGGAGCCGAACGGACGCAAGAGCAGGCGTAAATCTGCTGTCATGCGCAGGACCCATGAAACTGAAGCGGAAACCAAGATGGTTGTTATCGCAGCTCGTATGAAGGCAGGGCTAACTCGCAGCATTGCAGAGCGGCCAGAGGCGGGAAGCGTTCTGGGGCGTCTGCATATCCTCTTTGGCGACCGGATAAGCTACGCACATTATCTGGCTGGCCTCCGGTACGGCGAAGACTATTGCCGATATTACGCTCTAAGCGGCATTCCATATCCTTCAGCCAGAGCACATGACATGACACGAGTTCGCGGGCTTGGCGTCGACAAGCCTGAAGCAGCAGAGCAGGCGCGTGAACGCATACTTGATCTGGGCGAACAAATCCGCAAGGTGGATCAACAAGGGCGACCAGTGGCTAGCGTTATCCGTCGCGTATGCATCCTTGACGAAGATACCGGAATGCATCTCCCTCACATGGTAAAGTTTCTCGTAACCGGCTTGGATATTCTCGTGGATTTCTATGGCATTCCCAAGAACGCTGAACCGGCCCCCTTGACTAACGAATGACATTTAGTCAGCCTGAATACGGTAGGTGATTTGCGCCTACAGAGAGATTTCAGCGGCTTTCGGGCCGCTTTTTGATTCCAGCAGAGTAGAGAAGCAGCTATCTCATCTGGTTCATACCCAGAAGATCGCAGGTGCAAGTCCTGCCTCTGCAACCAGTTTCTTGGTGTAGCTCAGTCGGTAGAGCGCTCGTCTTGGGCACGAGAGGCCGCAGGTTCAAGTCCTGCCACCTTGACCAGTTTCGAGGCAATGCCTCAACGGAATGCGAGGAACGTGCCGTCGCTCACGGTACATGAGGTGATGTAGGCACCGGTCGGTACAATCCTGCAATGAGCGTCAAGCAGGCAATGTCCTAATCCGACCCTCGCAGCAAACGCAGATCGCAAGCGCCGGAACCTCTCAAAGCTCTTTACGAAGCAGTGATCATGAGCCGGGGGCGATCTGTACCATATGCGAGGCGGTGAAAGCCGTGAAGGATGGGGAGGTCCGTCCGTTCCTCGCAAGTAGCTGACGGCCAGCGAAGATAGCCGTGGTTGGAGAACGGGTCTGGGGAAGTCCTCGTAGCCAGACGGCTCAAAAGAGCGCCGACTAGGGCAAAAATCCGCCCTCATGCAGTACCGCCCCACTTATCCGGGTAGCGCGAGACATGAGGGAGACAGCGGAGAGCCATGAAGGGACCGCGAGAGTTAAAGCGTTATGTCGCCAAGAACCGCGAATTGCTGAAATCCAGACGATGGGATGATCTCGTCATCTTCAAGCTGGAACGGTGCAAAAAGTGGCGGAAAGCGCATCGCAGGCCCAGAGATGGTTATCTCGCGCACTAATCAGAACGGCGGCGTTGCCGAGCGGACGAACCTCTACCTGACGAGGGGCCCGCGTCGAAAGCCAGCTTTGCGAACTGGCCCGTTCTGATCTAAGTGAGCCGGTATTCGTCACTGGTACAAACGATGCCGGACAGTAAGGACCTACAGACAGGCAAATGCTCCTCTGTAGTGTCCGTTCTGATCTTACCATCCATGGTACCATCCATGGTTCAGCCGTCGCCTTCGGGTGGCGGCTTTTTCATTGGAGAGAGCAGATGACAGCAGAAGAACGCGGCATGGCTCTTACGGATGAAATCGTCCGCTTTGCAAATGAATGCGGCAAAGAGCATGCAATCGATATGCTCGTGGGCTTGCTGCTTGCTTTCACCGATGGCGAGGAATTGGACGAGGACGGTGAGCGCTTTATCGAGGTGCATCTGCAGTGACTGCCAAGCTTCTCGCTCTCTCTGCCTTCATCCTCCTAGCCTCATGTGCTTCTCCATACCAATACCACTGCAACACACAGCAGTGGCTTACGGATAGCAGGTGTAAGTGATGAAAGAAGAGCCAAAGACAATCGCAGAGGTAGGCTATTTTGTGGAGCCGGCCAAGAACGGTGGTTTTATTCTATTCAGTGGCGGGGAAAGCTGGCCGATGCGTCGCGACCAATACGCTTTCAGCAATGCTGCTGATCTTGTGGAGTTCCTCACCAAGGAGCACGGGGTTCGCACATCGGCTGATGGAGCGCAGGTGTAAGTAAATGGCTATCTCTCCTGATCGCATCAAGCAGATAGCCGACAGGGCAGAAGCGCGGGCAGGTCAGCCAGTCAAGAAGGGGCGCCCAACAGACTATACGGAAGCGCTGGCATCGTACCTATGCGCCGAGATTGCTTCGGGTCGCTCACTGCGGTCCGTTTGTGAAGACACAGGTATGCCGGACAAATCCACGGTGTTCCGCTGGCTTTCCAAACATGAGGCTTTCCGCGACCAATACGCGCGAGCGCAGGAAGATAGAACCGCGGCAATGGCAGAGGAATTGCTCGACATTGCTGACTTCGAGGACAGGGAAGATGCGCAGCGGGCAAAGCTTCGCATTGATACTCGCAAATGGCTCATGTCGAAAATGGCGCCGAAGAAATACGGCGACAAGGTTGTGAATGAGCACAGCGGCCCAGATGGTGGCCCGATACCAGTAAGACGTTTCGAGGTTGAATTTGTCGAGCAATCTGGCGCAGCGGATAAAGATACCTGAGGTATTCCGCCCGCTATTCCGTCCCGGCGCTCGTTATTATGGAGCGTGGGGCGGTCGCGGTTCGGGTAAATCTCACGCATTCGCCACGCGGCTTGTGCTTGAATGTGTTCATCAACAGGTACGCGCTGTGTGTCTGCGTGAGGTGCAGAACTCAATCAAGGACTCCGTTAAGCAGCTCATTGAAGATAAGATTGGCGAATACGGGCTTCTTGACGACTTTGACATCAACGATCAGGAAATTCGTGGCCCGAATGAAAGCCTGATTATCTTCCGTGGCCTCAAGAGCCATAACGCAGCGTCAATCAAGTCGCTGGAAGGCTTCAACCGGGCGTGGGTAGAAGAAGCGCAGACTGTTTCGCAGAAGTCGCTTGATCTGCTTATCCCTACGCTCCGTGCTGATGGCTCTGAGCTTTGGTTCTCATGGAACCCTGATCAACCTACAGACCCGATTGACAAGCTTCTGCGCAACACGTCGAATGACAATGCAGTTGTTGTTCGTGCCAACTTCTCGGATAATCCATTTTTCCCGGAAGCGTTGCGCGAGGACATGGAGCGCGACAAGCGATCTGATCCGGCCAAGTATGCGCATGTCTGGCTTGGCGAGTATCAAACGCTCGCGGATATGCAGTTCATCTCATGGGACGATGTGAACTCTGCCCAACAGCGCCAATTCAAACGCGGTGGAAAGCCGGTTCTTTTCGGCATCGACGTGGCGCGCTTTGGTGATGACAGGTCTGTCCTGGCCATTCGTGAAGGCGATGTTCTGACTGACCTGATGAAGTGGGAACGGCTCGATACACAACAGCTTGCCGGTTACATCACTGAGGTTGCAAACAGCAGAAAGCCGCAAGCATTATTTGTCGACGGCGTAGGCGTCGGCGGTGGTGTGGTTGATCGTCTCCGGGTTCTCGGCCTGAATGTCATTGAGGTGAATGGCGGCGCAAAGGCTGCACAGGACAACCGATATTTCAACAAGCGTGCTGAAATGTGGGGCCGTATGCGTGAGTGGCTTCGTGATCGTGGCGTCATTCATCAGACAGAAATCGATCTGGCCGCCGAACTGACTGGGCCAATGTACAAGTTTGATCCTTCAAACCGCATTATGCTGGAAAAGAAGGACGAAATGAAAAAGCGCGGCCTTCGTTCTCCAGATCTTGCGGACGCGTTGTCTCTCACATTCGCTGAGCATGTAGCAGCGCCGCATCAGAGCATGCAGAGCTTCGAGCCGATGTTCGTGGCTCCCGACGACAACATACTGGATAACTGGTGAAAGTCGAAATCAGAGACGGCACGCTGCGAGACATATGCTTCGTGGCGGCAAACCTGCGCGATCAGGACAGGCGAGAGATATTAGCTACCGCATTGCTCGAAAGCGGTTCTCAGGCTGGCGCCATGTCGTTCCTCACGTCTCCCGGCTTCTGCTGGACGGCTTGGATTGATGGACAGCCCGTCGCCGCCTTCGGTGTGTCGCAGGGCAGTCCATATCAGCCGCACATTCGTTACGGCTGGCTCTATGGGCGGGATCAGACAAGGCGCTGCATTCCAGCGATAACGCGTTTCTGCCTGACTGAGTGGCCTAAGCGGCTGATCTCAGAGGGGGTGACGCGTGTTGAGGTTCGCTCCCTCGATGGCCACGACCTCGCAGACAAATGGCTTCGATCCTGCCGCGCTCACCACGAGGCCAAGATGAAAAACTACGGCATTAATGGAGAAGATTTCAATCTGTACGCATGGCTTGCGGACGATTGGAAAGATTCACTTTAGCCGTTGAATCTGCTATAAAAATACAGGCCGATTTGGTGCTGGCAACACCTCATCGGCCCTAACCGAAACGACGATCATTGGAGGATCATCGGGTGGCTGCAAACAGTCATACGCCTATTCATGAGAAATTCAAGAAGCTGCCGCCGCTGGAGTACCTGCGCGAATGCTTAGATTTGAATATTCAAACTGGCGCGTTGGTATGGAAAGATCGGCCAAGACGGCATTTTGTGTCGTTGTGTGGATATCGAACATCACAGCGACTTTCAGGGCAAAGGGCTGATGGGTCTATCATTGATGGGTATCGAACTGTTCTAATCAATGGGACAAGATATGCCGCCCATCGGATTGTTTGGTTGATGGCGACAGGCGATGATCCGCAGGTGATTGATCATATCAATCATGACAAAGAGGATAATCGCCCGGAAAATCTTAGAAGTTGTGCCGACCAGCAGAACCATTTCAACAGAAAGAAATACCGCAATAATTCAAGCGGCCTTAAAGGCGTCCATGCCTGCAACGGTAAGTGGCGCGCTATGATCCGAATAGATGGAAAATCTCGTCATATCGGAATGTATGAAACACCAGAAAAGGCACATGAGGCATATTTGCAAGAAGCTAAACGGCTTTTTGGCGAATTTGCTTGTGCTTAATGGAGGCTACCATTTGCTTTAAACCGAAAACCCCGGACGTTCCCGAAGCCCCTCCGGTTCCGTCCGCTGAGGCCGAGCAGGCAAAGACGCGCCGTGCTGAAGAGCGACAGGCCACAGAACAGGCTCAAGGCCGCGCCTCGACAATCATCACCACGCCGCTAGGCGCGCAGGACTATGGCGACGATGCAAACCGCCGTCGCACCACTATCGGCGGGTTCTAATCCATGGCTATTGCTGACGATATCATGCAGATGCAGTCGCAGATGGCGGCTGATCGCTATCCGTGGGAGGCGGTCTGGCGTGATGTTGTCAATCTCTGCATGCCATATGCCTCGCATAAGTACGAGATCAACGGGCTTGCGCTTTCGACTACGCTGACCGGAACAGCTCAACAGCCACAGGCAGCGCAGCGCAGTAAGGAAATCTTCGACAATACGGCTTCATGGGCGCTCACCCGCCTGTCTGCCGGTATGGAAAGCCTCATTACGCCGCGCGTGCAGAAGTGGCACTCGTTCTCGCTTGACGATCCATTTTCACCAGATCCGACCGATCTTGAAGAAGAATGGCTTGATCGCCTTCGCGATTATCACTTCCAAGCCCGTTATGACACTAAGTCCAATTTTGCACTGGCCAATCAGAAGGCAATCCGTGCTGCATGTGGGCTTGGTACTGGCATCACGTATCTGGAGGAAAACCTTGGCCGTCGCGGTGTCGATCCTGTCAAGGTGCCGTTCTTCTATCGGTCAGTGCCGGTCGTGGAATGCTATCTCGGCATCAATGCCTATGACGATGTGGACAAGTGCATCCGCGTCTATGAGATGACAGCACGCGCGGCACGCGATTATTTCAGCCTTGAAGGCGACAAGCTGCCAGAAGTGGTTGAGCGCGTCCTAGAGAGCAAGCCGGACCAGCCATTTACGTTCATTCAGGCCGTCATGCCACGCGAGGAAGCGGGCGAGTTCAAGGACAAGCGAAGGCACTTGCCTTACGCCTCATTCTGGATTGAAGTTTCCAGCCGCTCCCTGATCAGGTCGAGCGGCTTTTTTACGTTCCCATATAACGTCATGTGGTGGGATCAGACGGACGGTTCGCCTTACGGCCAATCGCCAGTGATGGAAGCGCTCTCTGAAATCAAGATGCTGCAAGTAATGGGCAAGACAGTCGCCCAGGTATCGCAGCAGATGATTAAGCCACCGATGGCCACAGCTCGCGGCATCTACAATCAGCGGCTCAATCTTAATTCTGGCGCTGTCAATCCGGGCATGCTGGATGAGCAGGGCCGCTTGCTAGCACAGCCGATCATTCAGGCTCAGAACCCGACCTTTGCCGAACGTCTTATCGAAGCAAAGCGCATGGGTGTGCGTCAGAGCATGTTCGTTGATCTGTTCCAGATATTGGCAGAAGACCCGCAGAAGACGGCAACCGAGGCACTTCTCCGCGCCAACGAGAAGGGCGAGCAGCTTGGGCCTGCTGGCGCCAAGATCGAAAGCGGCATCGCTCAGGGTGTTGACCGCGAGGTCGATATTGTTCAGCGCAAGGGCGCATTTGCAGCCGGTTCACCTCTTGAGCCGCCAGCATCGATAGGTGGCAAGAATGTCGGCGTGTCGTTCACTGGACCGCTGGCTCGTATGCGCCGCATGGCAGAGCTTCAGGGCGTCCAGACTGTGTTGCAGATGGCTACCGTTGTAGGTGGTTATGATACGCAGACGCTGGCCCGCATTGATGGCGATGAAGTCCTTGAACTGAGCCGTGAAATCAGCGGGGCACCTCGCAAGATGTTCCGCACTGACGAGGAGGTGGCGCAGATCAGGCAGGCAGCAGCACAGCAGCAAGAGCAGCAGGCAGCACTCGCCATGACGCAGGGGCTAGCAGTTGCGGCCAAGGATGCCACTCCTGCAGCGCAGGCGTTCGCCCAAGCTAACGGGATGGCACCGGCATGAAGTGGCGTTGTCTGGCGTGGCTTAGACGACACAGGCCGAATGAGGCAGAGCTTCGGCTAGCCGTCGCATACAAGGAAGTTTTCGAGAGGCGTAGCGAACATACAGAAATCGTTCTGGCGGATTTTGCCGCGCACACTGGTTTCTATCTGGTCGACCCTCCCGGGACTGATCTCTCTCTTTATCAGGCTGGCTACAATGCTGGCCAGCGAGCCGCCTTCGGGCGGCTTTTTCAATTCCTGTCCCTCTCTGATGAGCAGTTGAGGGCGCTGGAAGAAGCCGCTCGCGCAGAAGCCGAGCAAATCTAAACCAAGGAAAATCTTATGACAGAGCAGGCGAATGGGCCTGCGGCAGTGGAAGCTAACGCCTCCGCTCCGCAGACAACCGCGACCGACTCGACCGTTATCACTGATCATGGGTCGAACGGTGATGGCGCGAACTGGGTGGCTGGCCTTCAGATTGAAGATAACCGCACTCTAGTCGAAGCGAAGCAGTGGAAATCCGTTGACGATGCGATCAAGTCGTATCGTGATCTGGAGGCACACGCAAGCAAGGCCTTGAAGGTGCCGGGTGCAGATGCAACGGCAGAGGAATGGAATGCGTTCTACGGCAAGTTGGGCCGTCCAGAAAGCCCGGATAAGTATGAGCTTAAGCTCAATACCGAAGCCGTGCCACAGGATTTCCCGTACGACGAAAAGAGCGCTATCGAGTTCCGTACATGGGCGCATGAGGCGGGTCTTACCCCGCAGCAGGCGCAGACCCTCCACGACAAGTTCGTAAGCCAGCAGGCAGGTGTGTTCACGTCAACGCGTGAACAGATGGCAAAGGCCGAGGGTGATGCTCATCGAGCTATTACAACGCAATGGGGCGATCCTGATACCGATGGCTACAAGCACAATCTCGAGTATGCGAGCCGTGCGATCAGCCAGCTTGGTTTGAAGGATAGTCTGGTTCAGCGCGGTGTGCTGTCGAAAGACGGCGCTGTTCTGGACGCCAACTTTGCGTTCGCAATGGCGAAGGTGGGCAAGGAAATGTACGGCGAGGACTCCACGCATACCAATGCGGGCGGTTCTCTCAGCAATCCATTCTCTGACCAGCATTTCAACCTGACCCAGCAGGGACAGCTCATTCGTTCCGACCCCGGAAAAGCTGCAGCGCTCATCCGAGCGGCAGGCCAGAAGCCTGCTGATTACGGGCTGTAAGCGGCAGCGGCCATTCAGGAAAGGTCAAAGCAATGGCTACAACTCGCCTCTCGGACGTAATCGTCCCGGAAGTATTCTATCCCTACATGATCAAGCGCACCAAGGAACGGGGCGCCATCTTCCAGTCCGGCATTCTTCGCAATGATGCGAACATGTCGAGCTTCCTGACGGGTGGCGGTCGCACTGCCAATGTCCCGTTCTGGCGTGATCTGGCAGATGACGGCTCGTTCATCGGTTCGGATGATCCGGCACAGCTCATCACCCATGGCAAAATCCAGGCACTCAAGGACGTTGCGGCTCGTCAGGTTCGCACCAAGTCTTGGTCCTCGATGCGCCTGTCCGGTGTTCTGGCCGGTGACGACCCGATGCAGGCAATCGGCAACCTTGTTGCTGATTGGTGGATTCGCGAACATAACAAAATCCTCGTTGCCACTCTCCACGGCGTCTATCTCGACAATGTGGCCAATGACAGCGGCGATATGGTCAACAACATCAGCGTCACGACTGGCACACCAGCCAATGCAAACCTCATCTCTGCCGAGGCGATCCTCGATACCAAGCAGACGATGGGCGATGCAGCAGAGGACCTGTCCACCCTGATCATGCATTCGGCTGTTTACACCCGTCTGCAGAAGCAGAATCTCATCGACTTTATCCCTGATGCGCGCGGCGAAGTTCGCTTCCCGACCTATCTGGGCTATCGCGTCGTGGTTTCTGACACGGTGCAGGTCATCAACAACGGTTCTGGCAATCCTTCGGGCTATGTCACCTATCTGCTCGGCAATGAAGCCATCAGCTACAACGAGCAGCCAATGCGGACCAGCCCGAACGTTGAAACCGAGCGCAAGCCCGATCAGGGCAACGGCGTCGGCGGTGACATTCTGTACACCCGCCGTCAGTTCGTCATGCATCCGTATGGCATCGCTTGGCAGGATGCTTCGGTTGCCGGTGAGTTCCCGACCAATGCGGAACTGGCCACGGCAGCTAACTGGAACCGCGTTTATCCAGAACGCAAGCAGGTTCCGATCAGCTTCCTCGTCACCAACGGCTAAGGGGAGGGCTTCGGCCCTCCTTTCTTTTCAGGAAAGGAAAGATCATGGCAGGTCATGGATTACCACGATCAATTCCAGACGTTTACAAGAGACTGGATGCCCTTGAAGCTGGTGGCGGTGAAACGTCCGTAGCGTGGGGCGACATTGCTGGGAAGCCAGCAACCTTCGCGCCAACTATCGGAACAACGGCAACAACTGCGAAGGCTGGCAATTACACGCCGACCTCTACGGAAGTTGGGAACGCGTTGAAGGCAAAAACCCAGATCGCTGCTCTTGTTTCCCCGACGGCTGACTATGCAGACATGACCGCGGCAACCGCTGCGATCAAATCAATCATCGATGCATTGAAGGCATAGCGATAAGAGCGGCTTTCTGGCCGCTCTTATCATTGGAGCATCCTATGAGCAAAAACGTTGAAGAGCCGCGCGAAAAAACGCTCCACGAACTGAACATGGAGCAGCGCGCAATCAATCAGGCCATCAAGGAAGCGAATAAGGATGATCCTCTTTATTCCCTGCCTGAACCCGTCCGCCGCGCCGTCGCCAAGAAGATGCAGAAGCCTGCGCGCGCGCCGATCAAGGCTGACTGATATGGCCGGTTATAGCCCCCCTTTGGCTTGGTTCTACCTGAAAAAGCAGAAGCAGCGCCGCGAGCAGCAGCAGGAGCAAACTCCGCCGCCGCCCGCGCGCGCACCTCAGGAAGGTGAGGGCGAATGACGCCAACCGATATCTGCAATCTTGCTCTCGACATTATGAAAGAGAGTGAGATCACGAATATAGAGAACGATAACCGGCCTATTGTCCGCTGGATGAAGCGCAACTTCGACGTTTCGCGGGATAGCCTTCTGTCGCGCTATGACTGGAATTTCGCACTCAAGCGCGTGATGCTGGCCAAGGATACCACGGCGCCGGATTTCGGTTGGAAATATCGCTATACCGTTGCACCTGACTGCCTTCGCATCCTGCCGCTCACTGTTTGCGGTCGCTCTGAAGGCTCGCCAATCCGTCATGAGGTCGAAGGCCCGTATATCCTCACTGATGCCGAAGGGCCAATCCGCGTGCGCTATGTGGCCCGTGTCGAAGATTACGACCGCTATCCATCCGTTTTTGTCGAAGCACTCTCGTCATATCTGGCGATGAAGTGCGGCCACTGGGTAACGGGCAAAGTTTCATACGTTCAGATCGCGCAGGGCCTTCACCGTGAGGCGATTGACACCGCATGGCGTGTTGACGCCATCGAAGGCACCGCGCCGCGTGCAGCTGACAATGAATGGATTGAACAGCGCTAATGGCTTATTTCCAGCTTCAGAGCACATTCGACAAGGGCGAGATAAGCCCACTTTTAGGATCGCGCGCTGACGTTGATTTCTGGCGTGCATCGCTGGAGTATTGCCGGAACTTCAATGTCCTGACACATGGAGGCCTGCGCCGCCGTTCAGGAACCCGCTTTATTGCTGAGGTCGCGAACAGCGCTCAGTTCACCCGATTGCTACCATTTAGCTTTTCGGAAGAACAATCTTACGTCCTTGCCTTGAATGGCGGCGGGTCTCTCCGGTTTTTTTCCGAGCGCGCTATTGTTGGCGCCCCGTATCAGATCAGCCAGCCCTATACTGCCGCAGATCTGCCAAAAGTCAGCTTCACTCAGTTTAATGACGTGGCCTATCTAGCCCATAAAGGGTATTCGCCACGGAAACTGTCTAGATTGGGTGACACGAACTGGACACTGACAAATGTCGTGTTTGATGATGGTCCGTTCATGGACCGTGGCGCCAATATTACTACGACTCTCACTCCGTCCTCGCGCGGGCTACTTGGTGAAGCGGCGGTCAATCTATCTGGCGCAGTAAGCGGCAACCAAGAAATCGTAGCATCAGGCGTGTCCGATGCCTACATGATTACAGCGAACCCGAAGTTCCCGGAAAGCGCTCCTTCAACGTGGGTTATCCAAGGATTTGACGGGTCGAGCTGGGTTACTTTGGATTCACGCGATGCGGAGGCCGGTTGGGTTTACGGCGAAACTCGCTATTTCACCTACGTGAATGTGGCATCTTATCAGAAATACCGCATCTCATGGACCGCAACGAATGGTGATAATTCATCATTCACTATCAGAATGAACATTGCCGGTGACTTCCAGGCGCCATTCCCACTTACAGCCAGTTCAGTGGCAGATATAAATGATGGGGCGGGGTTCGCTTCATCAGACGTTGGCCGCACGATCCGACTTCTTGGTAGTGATGGCAGGTGGCGTTGGGCGCGTATAACGTCTTATGAAAGCGCCACGGTTGTGAATATTCGGCTTTACGGCTTCCCCTTGCTTGATTTGGCGCCAATTGGAGACTGGCGGCTAGGGGCTTTTTCGGTGGCGTCCGGGTGGCCTGGTGCAACGGCTCTGTTCAATGAGCGCTTGATGTGGGCGCGGACCAACAAGCAGCCAGTCACAGTCTTCGGCTCTAAGCAGGGAAATTTCGAGAACTACGGCCTCAGTGATCCGCAAGTTGATACAGATGGCCTTTCTATCACCCTTCTGTCGTCCAATCAGAATGAGATCCTTTGGCTGGCCGACGATGACGATCTCGCCACAGGCTCGGCAAAGCAAATCCGCACCATTGGCCCCGCTGATCTGAATAAGTCTTTCTCAGCTACAAACATTGCACAGAGAAAGGGGCCAACGAGCGGAGCGGCACACATTCGTCCTCTCTCAATAGGCGGAGTTACACTTTACGCGGGAGCGGGTGGCACGAAGATCCGTGAACTCGTTTTAGGCGATCAGAACCGCTATGTTGCCCCAGAGTTAACACTGCTGGGCGAGCATCTTTTCAAAACTGGTATTAAGGACTGGGCGTTTTGTGAACGACCAGATCCGCAGATTTACTGTGCAATGGGCGACGGTTCGCTTGTTTCCGTCACGTATGACCGCGAGCAAAAGATCGTTGGCTTTGCCCGTCACGAAATCGCAAAGGGCTTCGTAGAGAGCGTAGCCGTGGTTCCGGGAATTCAGGCCGGTTTCGATGACCTCTACATGGTTGTTCGCAGGACAATTAACGGACAGACAAAGCGTTATATCGAAGTTCTAGAACGGCCTTTTGACGGCGATATCGATACGATTGATGACAGTTTCCACGTTGATTGCGGCGCGTCTTACAATGGCACGCCGATCCAGACCGTTACCGGGCTGGGCTTCTTGGAGGGCGAGCAAGTCATTGCACTTGCTGACGGTAACGTAGTTGACAGCATTACAGATGAAAGCGGAGTTGAAACACCACTGATTGTATCAGGCGGCGCCGTGACGCTCCCTTATGCTGCCTCTCGCATCAGTATCGGTCTTCGCTACTTGAGCCGCGCCATAACGTTGCCAGTGTCGGGACCGCAACAGGACGGCACATTATTCGGTCGAAACAAGACGGTTATGGGCGCCATGGTTGACCTGCTCAATAGCGGCTCGTGTCGGGTGGGGTGCGCTGGAGACAATGACTGGCAACCACCGTTGATAGAACAAGCCATGAAACGCGGCGGCGATATTTTCGGAAGCAAGATTGAACTTCGGACAGGTTTCGTTCCCTGTGATCTTGACGGCTCGTGGATGCAGGGTGGCGGGCGCATCATCATGGAAACAGATGAGCCGTTGCCGCTCCTTATCCGTTCGCTAGTCACGCAATTGGAGAGTACACCTTAATGTGCATCGATCCCGTTTCGCTTGCCATTATTGGCGGTGTCACCTCGGCTGCTGGGCAATTGTACGGCGCCAGCACACAAGCGGCTTCATATCGAACACAGGCGGAGTATGCCGACCGTCAAGCCGAAATGGCTGGTCAGAAGGGTGCATATGATGCTGCCCAACAGGCGAGACAGAACGACCGTCAGCTTGCAACGATGCGTGGCCAGTATCTTTCCAGCGGCATTGCCTTGTCTGGATCAGCCACCGATGTTTTGCAGGATAGCGCCACACAGGCGAGCCTCGATGAACAGGCAATCCGGTATGGCGCGCAAGTCCAGAGCGATAACTACCGCTTTCAGGCGGGCCTAGCGCGTTCCAATGCAAGCAGCGCCATGACGGGCGGTTTTCTTGGCGCCTTGTCGACGGGTGTAAATACGCTGTCTGGCGTGAATACAGCTAGCGCGCAGCGCACGATGATTACAAATCCATATGTCAATGCCGGGACCAGCAATGACCCTTGGTATGGCTTGCGCAGGGCAGGATAACGAATGCCAGTAATTCAGCCGATTGAAGCCCGCCGTTCAATTGATATTGGTGGCATTCCCGACACGCGCGTCGATAACAGCATAGGGCAGGGCATTTCACAGCTTGGCAATGCTATCGGCAATGCCGCAGACGCTCAGAATGCTCTCGCCAATCGCCGTCTTGAAATGCAGCGGCAGGCTGACGAGTTTGCGGCCAACCAAGCGTTCCAGCGTTGGCAAGACGACAATGCGCTCGAATTTGGCCAATCTCAACAGAAAATGGACCCTTCAGGCCGTGGCTTCACTGACACGGTTTCAGGAATTTACACAAAGCGTTCCGAGGAATTTCTCAAGTCTGTCCCGGCAAGTCTTCAGCCACGGTTTCAAGAACTTGTTGCCACGGCTCGCAATCAGTGGATCGACAAGGGAGCGGCGGCTGAAATCGATCAGCGGAATAACTGGTATCGCACAGGCATCACCGAACGCCAGCAGACGCTGCAAAATCAGGTCTTCAATGACCCGGCGATGTTCGATGCCGCCAAGTCTGATGCATATCGGACGATTGATGCTTCCGGCCTGCCGCCGGCTGAGAAGGAAGCGTTGAAGAAAAAGACGGATGAAATGTTCTCGCTCACGGTTGGGGAGCGGGAAATTCGAAATGCAGAGGCAAATCCCGGCAGCGTGTCCGGCGCGGCCTCACGTCTTGGCGTTCCGGCTGTTGGCGACGATGCGGTTGATACGGTGGTCGGAAAGATCATCGGTGTGGAAAGCGGCGGCAGGGCGAACGCCAAAAACCCGAATTCTTCCGCATCTGGCCTCGGCCAGTTCATCGATAGCACTTGGGTCAATATGGTGCGAAAGTACCGGCCTGACATCGCAAACGGTCGCAGCAATCAGGAACTTATCTCGCTCAAGACCGATCCTCAGCTTGGCCGTGAAATGACCAAGGCCTATACGAAAGAGAACGCGCAGTTCCTGGCTAATCAGGGCATTCAGCAGACGCCGGGGAACATCTATCTAGCTCACTTCCTTGGCCCGCGCGGCGCTGCGCAAGTTCTAAAGTCCGATCCGAATGCTCCAATTGAAAGCATCGTCGGCCCAGGCGTTGTTCAGGCCAATGGCTTTCTGCGCGGGAAGACGGCGGCGCAAGTGGCTGAGTGGGCCGCTGGGAAAATGGGTGGTGCAAAATCGTCTGTTCCGGCTGCTCCTGCCGATCCTCGTTTTGCCAATCTATCGCTTTCGCAGCGCCTTTCACTCTATGACCAGATGCAAGCGGCGGCGAAGCGCGGGCAGACCGCTATCGATGCGCAACAGACAGCGGCATATAATCAGCAGAAAGGCGCCTTGCAGCTTGGCATCCAGACTGGTGAGATCGCCAGTGCAGAGCAAATCCTCTCAAGCGGGATGACCGACAGCGACAAGGCAACGCTCATTTCTGCACTTCGCTCTCGTCAGGGTGATCAGATCGCCACGGCTGAGGCAGTTGCAGCTTTTCAAGCTGGCGGGCTAACGGTCGATCCATATTCGACGGATGGGCGTAAGCGGGTCGACGCTGTTGGCGATGTGATTTCCAAGGCTGTGCCCGCTGAACAGCAGCAAGCCGCTTATGAGGAACTTGTCCGTCAGTCCGGTACGCTGCCTCAGTCGGTTCTAAACAAGATCAGAGCGGGTGCCGATAGTCAGGTTGCGGCTGAGGTGGAAGCAGCTATGAATGCAGCTTCGCGATTTGCTCAGGTCAATCCTTCAGCTTTGGGGCGCCGTGAAGGCGGAGAGGCCATCCAGCGCAAGGTTGATGATTTCGATTATTATGTGAATACGCTCAATCTGTCGCCATCCGACGCCGCACGCCGCATTGCTGAACAGAACGACCCGAACAAGGTACGGGATCGCAAGGCACTGGAACCAGCAGCAAAGGAATTTCGCAAGCAGCTTGAAGGCGCTGACATTGGCGCCATCTTCGATGATAGTGTGCTTGGCTGGCGGTCAAATCCGAATGTTGGCTTCACCGAAGGGCAGGCGGCAGGAATTGCCGCTGACTATCTGGCTATCGCAGAGGAACAGTTCTACGCCACGGGTGGCAATACAGAACTGGCCAAGTCTCGCGCTAATCAGGAAATGAAGCGCCTCTATGGCGTGACGGAAATCGGCGGCTCGAAAACGATCATGAAATACCCGCCAGAGAAATTCTGGCCTTCCATGCCGGGAGCGAGCGACCCATACGCCTATGCAAAGGACCAGCTTGTCAACGATCTCGCCGCAGCGTTCCCAGATGATGCCACGCTTAACCCGAAGAAGAACGGCAGCGGCTTTGTAGGAACTGTTGCAGGCCGCACTGTGGATATCCGTGACGAAAGCGGGCTTGCCGATTATCGAAAGATGGTCAAGGACGATGTGCTAAGTCGAGTTATCCTCGTTGCCACGCCAGAAACAGGCGCCGAGGTTAAATCAAACCAGCTCCCCGGCTATACCGTACTTTACAAGGATGGACTGGGCAACCTGCAAACGCTTTACGGAAAGCAATGGCGTCCTGATCCCAAGGCGGTATCTGACGGAGCGCGCCAGCAGCAGGCAGACAGGCTAGAGCGTGCTCAGATTTACCAGCAGACCGGGCAGGGGGTCGCTGACTTCCTTCAAGGCGGAGAAATCCCGATGGGCGCAGGTCAGGCATGGGATAACCCGGAAGCACAACAGACGGTCCCGCCACAGCCACAGGTACCAGCTGCTCCAGTCCCGAATACGCCAACCCCGACCATTCAGGGCAATCTTTCGCAGCAGCGATCCGAGCTTTTCCAGAATGCCCGCAATAGCGGCATGCTGACGCCGGGAGGAATGTAATGCCATTTTATGAACCGGCGACCCGCGTACAAAATCTGACAAACGTTGCTCCTGTCGAGGAACCGCAGGACCCGTCATTCGGTGAAACGGTCGGCGCCGCAATCCGTACTGAGAATATCGTCGGATCGTTTATGGCGTCTCGCGGCATTCAGAACCCATACGAGGTTGAGGACGGCTTTGATGCTATCGACTACGTAAAGGACGATCCTGCGTTTGCGCCTTATGTCGAGCGCTTCGGCGGCGTGTTCAATCGCAAGGCGGCTGACGCGCTTAAGGTGCAGATCAAGCAGGAGGAACAGGACCGCCGCACGCTTGATGCCGCCGGGATCAACGGGACAATCGCCTCACTCGCGGCAGGCGTGTTTGATCTTCCTACCGTTTTCTCAGTCGGTGGCGGTATCGCCGGGGCAGGGCGCACCATATTCGGAACAGCCGTTCGTGCGGGCATAGGAGCAGGCATTGACGCCACCGTGTCCGAGGCTGGTCTACAACTCACACAGCGAACCAGAACGGGCGAGGAAAGCGCGTACAACATCGGTGGGTCTGTTTTGCTAGGTGGCGCCTTAGGCACGCTTGTAGGCCGTTATCTGTCGAATGTGGAAGCATCTGCGCTATCCCGAAAGATAGAAGAGCAGGGCAAAGGTTTTGCTGAAGCTGATAATGCCGTGTTTGGCAATGGCGCTGCTCGCTCTGCCGGTGCTGCCGCAGTCGAGCAAGGTCCGACGCATCTAAAGGATGAGGCGCTTATCAAGCGGCTCTGGGGCGTTCGTTCACAGGACCCGCTTATCCGCTCTCAGCTTTCCGATTTCGACACCACGCGTCAGACTGTTCGCCAGTTGGCCGAAACGCCTCTTGAATATGCAGAGAATGCACAGGGCGTTGCAACTGAGATCGGTGGCTCGGTCGAAACGCGTATGAAAATGTGGCAGGCACCGCTCGCAGATACCTTGCAGCAGGTCGATACGATCTATGCGAAGTATTTCCACAACACCCCTGATCCGTCAGGTTGGCAGCGCCGTCTCGCTCCCATGCGTTCCGAGATGCAGCTAGTGACCGGCGGCGACAAGCTGACGTTCAAACAGTTCAAGGAAGAAGTGGGGCGCGCTGCGTTCAGCGGTGATACACACGCGATTCCAGAAGTAGCGGAGGCCGCAAAGGTATACCGTCAGATCGATGATGCGATGAAGCGCGCAGCTATTGAGGCGCGTCTATTGCCTGAAGACATCGCGGTCGAGGCCGATCTATCCCACCTTTTCCGCATGTATAATAAGGACAAGATCGCCGCCTATCGTTCTGATTTTGCTCGTATTCTGAATGACTATTTCATCACAAAGCGCGATGCTGCTGCGAAAATCGGTGATGCTGAGAATGTGGCACGAAGGGCAGATGCTAAGGCAGACGCGGCAGCGAAAAAGGCAGAGGAGTTCTCCCGTCTCTCTGATGATGAGGTCAAAGACCTCGTTGAAGAAACGATTGATACAATCCTCGGCAACGCTGATGGGCGCATTCCGTATGACAGCATTGTCTCTGGTCCGCGAGGCCCGCTGAAAGAGCGACTTCTTCGCATCGAAAGCAAGAAGATACAGGAATTTCTTAACACTGATATTGAGGAAGTACTCCACGCTCAGGTGCGCACCATGTCGGCAGATGTGGAGCTTGCAAAGAAGTTCGGTTCCGTCGACATGGCCGAGCAAATCCGTAAGATCAACGATGAGGCTAATCGCAAGATTGCTGCCGTTGACGGAATGAAGGACAAGGACGGGAAGCCAGCAACGCCGGAAGCCAAGGCCAAAGAGCGCGCGCGACTGGATCGCGCTCGTAAATCTGCGGTTCGCGATATCGAGGCAATGCGTGACCGGCTTCGTGGTCAGTATGCATTGCCGTCAAACCCGGATGGGATCGTTCTCCGAGCTGGCCGTGTGGCGCGCAACCTGAACTATCTCCGTCTGCTTGGTGGCATGACGCTATCAGCCTTCCCGGATATGGCTGGTATTGTTCTGAAGCATGGTCTTACGTCGACATTCCGCGATGGCTTCGCGCCGCTCGTATCGAACATGAAGGCGGTCAAACTGGCGGGCGCTGAGGTTAAAGCCGCAGGCACGGCGCTTGATATGATCCTCGACAGCCGCGCAATGTCAATCGCTGAAATAGGTGATCAGTTTGGACGCGGGACAAAATTCGAACGGGCTATCAAATCAGCCGGAACCCGCTTCGGTGTCGTGTCGCTCATGGCGCCTTGGAATGCGGCCATGAAGCAATTCAGCGGCATGGTCGTCATGACCAATCTGCTACGCGCTTCGGAGAAGGTGGCCAAGGGTCAGGCAAGCCCGAAGGAAATCCGCAAGCTCGCCGGGGCCGGTATCAATGCCGATCTGGCAGAACGCATTACAAAACAGTTTTCCAAGTACGGCGAAACGCAGGGCGGCGTATTCCTTGCCAAAGCTGCGGATTGGGATGATCGTCTTGCCAAGGAAGCGTTTCGCGCTGCTGTGGTGCGTGATGTGGATCGCATAATTGTTACGCCGGGGCAAGACAAGCCTCTATGGATGAGCACGGAACTGGGCAAGACTGTCGGTCAGTTTAAGAGCTTCAACGTTTCTGCCATGCAGCGGATAGCACTCTCAGCCCTGCAACAACGTGACGCTGAGACGCTAGCCGGTGTCATGACTTCTCTATCGCTCGGTGCGATGACCTATGTTGCGAAACAAGCCGTAGCAGGCAAGGAAATCTCAGACGATCCCGCCGTCTGGGCAACGAACGCCTTTGATTGGTCCGGCCTTGCGGGCTGGTTCATGGAAGTGAACAATGTGGCGGAAAAGGCTAGCCGTGGCCGTGTTGGCCTCTCTGCCCTCACTGGCGAGCAGATGAGCCGCTACCAGTCGCGAAACGTAGTGGGGGCCTTCCTTGGACCGACGCCGGACGCCGTGGCAGATATATTCCAGGTGACGGGTTCTATGTTCGCCGGAGACACGACGAAATCCGATCTCCACAAGATGCGGCAATTGCTGCCGTTTCAGAACCTTTTCTATGTTCGCGGCCTTCTGAATAAGGTAGAAGATGCAACTGGCGATGCGATAAACCTACCAGAAACAAGGAAGAACTGATTGTTCCTGTTGACGCTTCTCGCCGTTCTGGCTTTCTTCCCTATGATCTTCGCGGGCTTGATGACCGTCTCTGCTATCCGCAAGAGAGAGTACGACTTTGCCATCAAGTCAGGGGCAGTATTTCTCGCTTGTTTGCTGATTGTGGTCATTGCTCCAAAGGGTAAGCCACATATGTCAGATGGTTGCCGATCCTACGGGCGTTTCGCCTCTGACTGCTAACTGAACATCACAATCTGACTTCAAGGGCCTCGCGTTTGCGGGGCCTTTCTCATTTCAGCCGTCTCGCTTGAGGCGGCTTTTTTCATGGAGCCTCCACATGACTGTCCCGGTGCCTGACCAGCTTGAATACATCTCTGACGCTGACGGCGTGACCAAGGATTTCCCGTATCCAAAGCGCTTTTTGCAAAAGGATGAGGTTGTCGTAGCTCTCCGTAATGCTGATGGCGTGGACATTCCGCAGATCCTGAACACGCACTACACGATTGCTGGCTCATCGTGGGCTAACGGTGGAACAATTTCGTTCATCACAGCACCGCAGGCTCCGAATAAAGTCGTGCGCTATCGCATGACGCAAGCGAAACAGACCGTGGATCTGGAGAACAACCAGAGAAACGATGCGCCCAGTGTCGAGACGCAGCTTGATCGCCTGACTATGGCGATCCAAGATCGGGGCGCGCGTTCCGATGCAGCATGGTTCGGACTTCTCGCAGAAATCATTGCGAGAAAGGCGGGTGACGCAGCATTGAATGGGCGCGTTGATCAAGAAATCATTGATCGTAAAAATGGTGATAACGCTCTGGCATCCTTAATTGGACAAAGCCTGATCGGTTCGGATCACTTCTTTGAAACCCAGTTGGCGCTTTCCTTTGCCACCGTATCACCTCTTTTCAAGATGGTTGGCCTAGGTGGGTATTCCGTGGCTGGGGATGCGCCGCTTCACATGATGGTGCGGGTGGCTTCCGAACCATCTCACCCCGGCAAACGCCGCTCTCTCGACCGATTTATGCCAGATGGCTCGATTAGCCTTTCAAACGGCGGTTGGTGGGAGTTGGCAAACTCCAACGTGACTGTTGAAATGTTTGGCGCTAAGGCGGATGGGGTGTCAGACGATGCCCCTGCTTTCCGAGCTTGTCGTGATTACATGGTCGCAATGGGCGGAGGTGTCATCGATGCCCCGATGGAGTTGTACACGTTTAAATCTGTCGAGATGGCTACGTACTACCAACTACGTACTAGTGCCCCTCCAATCGTCAGCGTTATTCCTGTATTCATAATGTTACCCGCAAGGATAAGCATCAAGGGTGGTGGTAAAAATCACACTAAATTCAAGATGGAGAATGTGGGTAGTGTTAACTTCGGCATTTTCCCACGCGACTATTCAGACGGAGTTATATCTGATTTTGAGCTTGAGGGGTTCGGTTCCAATGTAGGTAACTTCCACGGTATCTTCTTTGGGCCGGAGGTCAACTATAATGGGGTTTCAGATAATGTGACTCTTAGAAATTTGTTTATTCATGATGTCTCTAGCTACGGCATTGGGCAAAACATGCAGGTTGATAGAGTCCGTATAGAAAACGTTGACGTACAGGACACCGGGGCTGATGGTATAGACTGGAAAGTACACGGTCCATATATCCAAAATCCTGTTCCGATATCGCGCGGCGTATTCATGGAGAATATCTCCGTCCGCCGCTTTGGGCAGAGAGCAGGGGCGGGAACTCCTTCAGGAATTGGTATCCGTGGCGCCGCCAACCTAAACAATATCACCATCTACGAGATACCAGATGATATGCCCGGCATTGATTTTGTTCCGGGGATTGCTGTCGCAGATCGGGGGGAATTTAGGCAGGCGTCTGCGATGTCCACATTAAGTAACTGGTATTGCGAAGGGGCAAACCCCAAAGGTACGGCAATTGCTGTCCGGTCGTGGTCTTCATTTGCTGTGAATATCGGCCAAGGGACAGCTAAGTGGGCTGAAGTCACGGCAATCCCAGGCTCAGTCACGCCCTATGCTTTCGATGATGGTAGTCATTTTCATGACATTGTTTGCATACCGGCGCACGGTCAGTTTGGGTTCAGGACTACAGATGACGGAACCTCGTTCGCGAACTGTCGCGTGATGGCTGATAAGGTTTATTTTGACGGGAAGCGTAATAACTTAACGGCGGGACAAACCGTTTTCGGCCTTGGTCACGTAGGTGGGGCGTCTACTTCAAACAGTGCGGCTCGATACGTAGTTAAAAACGGAGTGACGCTCACTGAAACGACTGACTACACGTGGGGGGCTAACAGTGTAACTCTTACTACTCCTGTTTTGGCAACCGATGCTATTATGGTAGTGTTCGCGCCCTTCCGCTCTGTTCGAATCGAGGCTCTGTACTGTTCTGTTAAGGTCAGGATCGACAGATGGTCTCCATATTGGACCGCGGGAAACCAAGCGCAGGTCGATACTGCTAATGTTGAAATTATGTGGGACGGTCACCCTGGTATAACTCGCATCGCTTCCGGGTCAATTGCCGGAATAGCTGCATCATCTGGCGTTTTAGGTGGGAACCAGTCATTACGGCTTGCCGGTGCTGGTACCGGTTTGGTCGAGATAGATAGACCGCGTGCCGTCAATATGCCGACCTCTTCGGCTGGGCTTACCTCCGGCCAGCTCTGGAATGATGGTGGGATCGTGAAAGTCGTCAGCTAGACGATCCGTCAAGTTCCAGAAGGTGAATGAGGTGTCTTAAAGGTGCAGATCTGCCGCTCGGAGGCTGCTCCCGATATTTACCAGCCTGAACTTCAAGCAGGTGATACAACTGGTTCACCCATTCTTCCCTATTGAGAACGCCAGCTTTGATAAGCATTTCAGAGAGACTGGCAGTGATGGCGGTATATGCCGCCATCATTTCAGCTACCTCTTTTTTTGTAAACGTGTCTGCCATGGGTCAGTAAAGCCGAATATTTCTCATGGGGAACTCGAGAATAGATACACCTACGCCTTGTTCAACTCAATGATGCTAACTCCGACTTTTTAAGGTCGATCATCTTTTGGATCTCATCGTGGTACTTCTGATCAGCAACATCCTTCACCATTATACGAGTATTGATGGCGCTTTCTAATTGCTTGCGCTTATCACTGCCCGTCCAAACACCCTGAGGATGCTGACGATATAGCCCCATGACTTCGTTAATAAAGCCTATCGGGCCGATCCGCTCCAGATGAAACGCGAGTGCGATTTCGTTGAAACGCTCTTCAAAGAGACGGTCTGGCAGACCTTTCATTAGCTCCGATCTAAACATGCAACATGAGAAATTAGCAATCAAGTTCATCGAGTTGTCAGCCAAAAAGTCTTCTCCCGTTAAAAGGTGGCTCGCTAGACTATTCTGACGCTCAAGTATCCGTTCTGATCCGTTTGCTGTGTTCTGGACAAGAATCTTTGAAAAGACCATGGAGCAATCGGGATGTGACTCCAGAAAATCAATCTGTTTCGATACTTTTAGCGGGTCAGTCCAGAGGTCATCTCCCTCTAAAATGGCAATGTACGAGCCATGAGCGGAGTCAAAGCATCGTTTGAAATTTGACGATATACCTCTGTTTACTCCGTCACCGATGGAGCGAACCTTGAATGGAAATCGGCGCACAAAATGGTCGATGATATGCTGTGTATTGTCTGTGGACCCATCGTCAGCAAGCACAATCTCAACTTCGAAGTTGCCTTCTTGACAGAGTGCGCTTTCAATCGTTTCCGCTATGAACTTCTCTTGATTGTATGTCGGTATCGCTACCGTTACTATGGGACGGAAAGAGTGCTTCTGTACAACCGCGAAACGGGCTTTCAACTCAGATTCACGACGACTGATCCTATTGGGGTCTTCGTCATTGTCGTAGTCCATAAGAACTGACTTTATGAATACAGGAGGGTGTCCCTTTGTGTAGCGGAGGATTAGATCCCAGTCGACAAGCCGCTTCAACGACGTGTCGAAGCCACCGTGGTTCGTAATGCAGTCGCGATGATGAATGAACACGCCTAGATCAATGAAATTTCCTTTGGTGATCGCGTTAGCGTCAAATTCACGACCGACAACGACTCCATCCTGATTTCGGCAAAATTCAGCATAGAAGGATTTAGCGGCAGGATACTCTAAGGTGGCCTGCGAGAAACACGTCAGAAAATTCGGTCGAATAGTATTATCGGAATCGATGTAGCCGATCCATTCGTACTTCGCATGTTTCAAGCCAAAGTTTCTTGCTCCGCTTACGCCTTTTTCGTGCCCATTCACCAAATATCGGATATGACCGGTAGCTATCTCGTCAGCATACTTTTGGCGGACGAATTGCTCGGTACCATCGGTCGAGTGATCATCTACGATGATTAGCTCGAAAAGTGGGTGCGTTTGCTGAAGCACCGAATCGATCGCTTGAGCGATGCAATGCTTGCGGTTGTAAGTAGGCATAATAAGAGAGAATTCTACCGACTCTGAGCCAAGGAAGCGCGAAATTTCTCGTTCTTTAGTGCAGATACGATAGAGCTCATAGTTTTTCGACTTTATAGCTGCAATCGTGCGCTGAATGCCATCTCGATTGCAATGAGACCTCAATAAAGCTTTGCGCTTCACGAAGGGAGAACCACATTTCAGGGTGTACAACGGGTAGGTTTCTGGTCCCTCATGGCGAACTTGTTTAGGGTTTTTCTGAGGCGGATTTCTAGTGATGAGTGAAGACCAAGTGAAGCCCGCTTTTTGCAGACAGGAAGTCAACTCAACTTCATAGGATAGTATGACCTCCTGAACCGTATTTTTCTTTTCGATTGCACTGAAAAAAGATCGGAAAGTGCTGTCATTAAAAACAGCAGCATTGAAGAAAAGAAAGTAAGACTGTAAGTGCGGTTTGATAAATTTGTTGTACGTGATACCCCAAAAATCCACTTTTTTCTTTGTCATCTCATCTAACGTTTGAGTTAGTGAGTGGAGCGGGCCTATGCAGCTGTCGTTACATAGGATAATACCATCGGCATTCTGTAAGATTCCAGATTGTTCAGCGTATTCTATGCCGCGCTTATATGATCCGAAATCATACTCCTCGTGCCGTTCGCAAATTGCGGCGCTTATATATGGTTTAATTTTGCTGATTTCGCTCTCGCCGAAATAATTGTCGCTAACAAAAATAATTGTTGCTTGCTTAGCAAGTTGGGAAATGTAGTATTCAACGTAAGGAAGTATACGATTATCTTTGTTATATGCGGCGAAAACAGCAACATATCTTTTCTTAGTAAAGACGAATCTATTAGACGTAGATTTTAGTATGGGCAGTGACGATTTGACGGCAGGCTTTAAGGTTTCTGTAGGTTGAATAACCCCGAGGGATCTCTGCTCAATTTCACCGTACTGAATGAAATGCAAAAACGGGTTCATACCCGACAGCTTCACATCTGGGTTGGCGGCAAGATAATCGTGGCCGTTGAAATCGCGATTGGGGTTTCTGCCTTCAATGGCCCCATGACGCACATAGTGGCGAATTGCATTCTTACCAGCTCTTTGCACGTCTGGGTTCATAGAGAGATAAAAAGTTTGGTCAAACTTTCCGCTATCTCGAATAGCTTTTTCTACCCGCCATTCTCTGTACGCTTTGCGAAGATTAGTGGAATTGCGCAGAAAGCGTTTGATAGTCAGCAGCATGATGCCCCCAGCTGTGCACATACAAAATTACGGCAAATTTGCGACTGTAATAGCAGCCAAAAGTTGTACGTCAAGTTCGATTTTCAGTGGGGCAGTCGCATCGATCGAACTTCAAAATAACGGGCAATCACGACCGCTATACCGAGGAAAAAAGCAACAACTAAAGCATTCTTCCAAGTAAGATGAAACCAGTACATCGCCTTTTGCGATATACTGTAATCATGGAAACTCAATCCGCGCTCTCGCCTACTTAAGTTCATCAGTAAGGATATGTAGAACCCCAAAAAAAGAAGATATGGCGCATGCCGAATAGTACTATATATTACAAGTTTAGTCATGTTTTTTCACGTCCTCTTTCTTCTGGGTTGGTTGAAGCTGAAGCAAAATGAACGCTATACCGCCTGTAGCTGCTATTGCGACCATGAATACCAGAACTGCAACGTTAAACCAAAACATCAGAAATTGGCCCTCCTCCTTCAAGCCTACCGCTCCGGGCAGATATCGGAGCGGCAATGGCAGGGGCACCTCAAAGATGAGGTGTTCCGCGCTTGGCTTAAGCGTAATTGTATGCACAAGCAATCACATATCCCACTACCAATGCGGCAATGAAATATGAAACCATCCACGAGGGTATGCGCTGGCTGACCCTCCGTAGGCCAGAATGAATATTCAAGTCTAACATGCCCATTAATGCCCCTCCTATAATCGTTCCCGCTACGATCAACGGGAAGGTTATTTCGGGAGCGAAGGATGGATATAAATAGAATAATAGCGATCTTATTATGGGAACATGTATTAAATAAAGCCCGTAGCTCCAATCGCCCCATTTGCTTAGGAAAACATTGATAATATTTGGTATCTTTGGGGTGTGCAGAACTGCGGCAGCTATTAAACCGGCAGACCCCAAGCCAGCCCACATGCGATTAAATTCACTTGGGTGGTAATATGTAAAAAGAAATGTTAGGCAAAAAACTAAAAATAAAATAGCAGAATTGCGAAAGTGCTTTAAAATTGTTGGAACAAGTAAACCGGCAGAAAATCCAGTATTGGCGTACATTAGAGGTAGGTCTGAAATCGTTGCTAGACCTATTGTTGGGCGATGAACGCCGGACAAAGCCGAGACAACGATTGCGAAACTCCAAACAACTGCGACAATTGGAATGTATTCTTTAAGCCCGATGGCCGCGATAGCGAAAACGACAAAGTAGAAAAACATCTCATGAACGAGCGTCCATTCCACAAGGAGAGCGCTTCTATCAGGTCCCGCAGGAATTAAAAATATATGTGTCCAACTGGTTCCGAAGAACGACACAGGCGAAAGCGAAAGCGTCAACAGCACCGCAATTAGAAATGGGGGGTAAATCCGCAATATACGCCGGAATAAGAACGTAGCTGGAGGCTGTCTTTGTATCAATTCAGCCATCAAGTATCCTGAAATGGCAAAGAATATTGCCACTCCGTATATTGCAAACCAGCCGGAAAAAATATCGTTAGGCCATGATACGCCATATGTCTTTGAAACATAGTGGCCTGCATGGGATAGCGCCACGCCTAGCGCTGCAATACCTCGAAGATAATGTATTGAGGTTACGTGCGGCAGTGCGCCCGCTGTTGCTTTAGTATTCGCCTCCGTAGAAACGTAGCTTACTGCCGCCATTTTCCCGCCCAATAGACACCCTTTGGGTTGATCTACCAGCGCGGCTTTTCGGCGTCAATCGTGTCAAAACGTTTCCGGTTCGTTTCTGGAAGTTTCTATGTGACCCGGCCCAGTGAATGGGTAGCGAGCCGGGGCCGCGCACCGACTTGAGCTTGGGGCTTAGGGTGGGCGCGCGGTTATTGAATAGCATATCGGTCGAAGAAGAAAAGTCCGCCTCGTTTCGCTGCCGCGCGTGAGCGGCAATCTCACCTACATCAAAAGGATCAGACCATGGATAAAACCGTGCCCGCCGGCGCGGCGCTTCTGCTCGACTTCATTGGCGATATCGAAGCCCCGCGCGGCTATGACACCATCTACGGCAACAATCAGGATAAGCTTCCGAAGCCGATCACGAAAATGACCCTTGGGGAACTGATTGACGCGCAGGCGTCTTTTACCAAGCGGTTCAAATCGTCAGCGTCCGGCCGCTATCAGTTCATGCGTGCCACGCTTCAAGACCTGTCGAAAGAGCTTGGCCTTCGCGGAACTCAGGTATTCGACGCCGATCTGCAAGACCGGCTCGGCTATCACCTTCTGAAGCGCCGTGGCTATGACCAGTTCATTGCCGGTAAGATCAGCCGCACCGAGTTCGGCAAGAGGCTGGCGCAGGAATGGGCTTCTCTTCCTGTGCTGGCTGCCACAAAAGGCGCTCACCGCAATCTGGTGCGCGGCCAGAGCTATTACGCCGGAGACGCGCTGAACAAATCCCTTGTGACGCCTGCCAAGGTCGAGGCCGTTCTGAACAAGGTGAAGACTGCTGGGTCCGCACAGCCGTTCGTCTCCGAACCTGAGGTTGTCGTCGTTGAAAAGCCTGTCGTTGCCGATCCCGGTGAACTGGAGCAGCACCCGGCCAAGAGCAAGACCGTCTGGACTTGGGCGCTCGCCGGTATCGGCGCGGCTGTGACTGCGGTTGGTGACTTTCTCGGCGGGCTGGACTGGCGCGTCCAGCTATTCATCAGCATGGCAATCGTGGCTTTCGCGATCTACGGGATCAAGCGCAGGAACGACCTTTTCAAAGCTGTGAAGGATCTGAAAGCGCAGGTGGAATGATGGCATTCCTCGCACTCATCCCCAACTGGCTGAAATACTCGCTCGCTGGCCTTGCTGCTGCCGCTCTTATCGCTGGCGGTAGTTATGTCGCCGGAAAGCTATCAGGCAGGGCCAGCATCGAAACCAAGATCGAAAGGCAGAACAATGAAGCCACAGGCAAAGCTCTGGACGCTGTTCGCTCTTATGATGAGTGTATTGACGCTGGCGGGATGTGGACATTCAGGACCGGCAAATGTGAACGGCGTCCGTAATGTTCTCGGAACCGATCTGCTAGGCGCTCGCGGGGCAACCGAGGCAGATCAACGAAAGATCGACCGCACCATAGTGCGCGGTTGTGCAGGCGGCGTCTGGTCGAAAGACGAGTGCGCTATTCACGACAAGAAGTAATAGGGGCAACCGGGCGGATGGAAGCAACGAACATGCCGGACAATGAAAGCGATCTTCGCTCACGTGTGGTCAACCTGGAGCATACGGCAGCCGCCAATGTCCAGAGGCTCACGTCAATCGAAAGCCGTCTTGTGAAGTACGATATCGATGATGCGCGCAAGGATGAGCAGATGAAGACCATTCAGAGCCAAATCACATCGCTCGATAAAAAGTTCGATGAGAAGACGAACGGTATCGCCAGCTCCCTGAAGACGATCAATATGTACATCATCGGCGGGATTATCGCCGGTATCATCGGCTTTATGCTGAAGGGTGGCTTTCATATTCCCGGCTGATATCCGCGATCTTCAACCCATCCGGCGAGGGGCCGATATTTTCGTCACCGTCGCCGGGCGGGAAGTGAAGCTCTCACCGATGCAAGCGCAGCTCATGATGCGGGCGTGGGTTGAAGCGGTCGGTGGGGCTTTTGCAGCGCTAAATCCCACGATGCAAAAAGTCCCACGAAAATCACTGTGAGACTTCTATCAAAGTCAGCAACGTATTGTATCTATGTTGAAATTGGCTCTCAGGGAACTTTTCCCCCAGTCAAGTGCGCTACCGGGCTGCGCTACGCTCCGAGCCGGGGAAAGCCGTAGAATATAACGACTTGGCACGCAAGGGATAATTTCTCGAAACTGGCAAATTGCACACCGACTTTGTGTCACGCGCGAAATCGAAAATAGTCCTCCAATCCGGCTTCGGCGAATTGTGTCAGAATTGCGTACAAATTGTGACAATCTGTCACCTTCGATGGCAGCTATGTCTTTCCTAATAAATTGGGATAGGGGAGGGCATCAGTGGATGAGAATCAGTCACCTTTTCAAGACGCTTGAGTTCTGGCGGGCGCATCGGGCCGTTAACCGTGAACCCGTCTGGGAGAACATATTGCCGTTGTTCTTCTTTCATCGCGATGGCGTGCTGGCGATCCAGAGATTGGCGCGAGAGTGGACCCGCCTTTACGGGCTCCGGCGGGTTGACGTATTTCAGGGAACCGTCGTCAATGAGAAATGGTCGAACCGTCGTATCGCTGGGCTTCTCGACCAAATGCAGAAAATCAGCGATGCCCGTTCGGCACAAAAACATTTGCGAACAGTGGAGACACCCCGCCATGTCGAGGGAAGTCTGGTCGTGGTTCGCACGCAAGGTACGGAATTCCTGATTGACGGTCGCCGGCGCGCGAATATCTGGAGTAACATGCCGGGCCAATATGCCGTCTGGGTTATCGAAGTAGAGCCGCGCCCATCGCGTCTTTCGAAGCTGATGGGCGGCGGCGAACTCCAACCGTCTCGATCATAA